TTTTGTAAATAAAAATTTATAAATATATGGCGCAGATAAATGTTAACAGAAACACTTTCTTAGAAAAAGAAGAAGTGATGAATATGCAGTCTTTCCTACAGAACTCTTTGCTTGGAAAGATTCTTATTGCCGGAAGTTATACATTCGGCATAGTGACAAACAACCCTAAGAAATTTGACCCTGATTTTGTCACAAATGATGATTTTATTGATAATAAAGTTTTTGAAGTTGAAGTAGGAACTCAAGGTGGTACAATCAAGATTCTTCCAGGCATGGCTGTAAATGCGTTAGGTCAAGTTATTAATCTAACAAGTATTTACGATAATCTTACTGTACCATCTGATAGTGTTTATTATTGGTTAAAAGTAGGTTATTCTACTAAAAACTATGAAAATGGACTTGTGAGCATAAATCAAAAAGGAGTTGTAACTGGTACAGTTGATTTTTCTGGTAAAGTAAGAGGTCAATCGGGTAAGACTCCGGTAGCAATCAGATTTATGAAAGATGATGGTTCTCAACCATTGAATAATGGAGTATATGAAATTGTAAACGTGATTGATAATAAAAACTTGGTTTTGACATCTGAATCAGATTTTGTGGCAGAATCAAATCTTCAGGTGATTATTCTTGGTACAATTCCGTTAGGAAAAGTGTTTACAGATAAACAACTTGAAGGTCTCTATACATATGATTATTATACATTCAGTCTTGTTCAAGAAGTGACATTAGAGCAACCACCTACAAAATCTTCGAATGAGTTTTATCTTGCTCGAGTAAGAAACAATGGAGGAACAGTATCAGTTGATAATACAGTCAAATCAGAGTTTTGGTCACTTGCTAATTTTCCGAAATCTAAATCCTAAGAGTTATGCAATTGTTTTACACAGTAAGTTCAGAATATCTCGCAGCTCAATCTAAACCAATGAATTCATTGGGAGGTTATGTATCATCTACAAAAGTTCCTAATGATGTATTCGGTAATTTATTTGATGAATTGAGTCTGAGAACAGTTAAAGATGCTAAGACAGAGTATCGCGCAATTGTATTGAAAAATGAGAGTAATAAAGTTGCTCAGAATGTTCAATTATGGTTTGTTGTTCCTGAGAATACATATTGTTCTTGTAAGATAGGTGCAACACTTTTAAATCAGAATGAAGATGGTTCTCAATACATGGAATCAATACCAAGTATATATAGTGCACCATTCAATACTCAATTGTATGATGCTACAGAAGAAGATAAGGTCACAATCGGTAATATGGAACCTGGACAAATGATTGGTTTATGGATATCGAGAAGTGTTGACAAAGAGAAAGCTATTGAAGATTACAATAACGTTGCTGAACGAGATTTGACGACTCAATCTCGTTATAAGCCGGTAACACATAATAAAGAAGAGACACTAAGTCTTGAAATTTCGTGGGATTGATAATAAATGTTTTGTATCTTTAGGCACGAGAAAGGACGAATTTTCGTCCTTTCTTTTACATCAATAAGATACCAACTTTTTATGACAGAAGAATTTGTAGAAATATTCGAGTATTTGATGCAGAAGGTTTATTCGCCGTATTATCATGTGAAGATGACTTCAAGGAATGTGAATGCGATAAAACGGTTTTTTGAAAATTCAAAAATTGATTCTGTAGATGAAATATGGAAATATTTATTGTTTCAACTTGTTTTATCTATGAATAGATATTCGAGTAGATATTCCGTAACGTTATTGAAATGTATAAGTATAAACGCTATAAAACGATGGAATGAAAGAACTGAAGAAAAGATGTTTCTTGTGTCAAAATTTCAGCGTGTAAGAAGACTTGAAAACCCTCTACAAAATAAAGTTCATCTCTATTCAGAGAGATATCTGAATGAGCAACGAAAAAAGTATTGGAATACACCGAGAGGTTTTATTCATTGTGGAGAATTCAACGGAATATTGTATCACAAGATAAGGTGTTCTGGATGTAGATATAAAGAATCATGTGAAAAGGCATTAGAATTATGACGTATTATAAAAAAATAAAGGAAGAGGTTAGACCGTGTGTTTCTTGTAATGAAAATCATCTGATATATGACAGAAATAAATGGTTATGTAAAGATTGTTATAACAAGAAAAAACAAGAGAAATTAAACAGAAAAACACTTGAGACAAGAAAGAATGATTTAAATGCACTTTTTGAAGAGATATGGTCAAATCGTCCTCATTATTGTTTTCATTGTGGTAAATATCTTGGGTCAGAACCTAAAGCGATTTATTTCAGTCATATTCTTTCGAGAGGTGCACATCCGGCATTGAGATGTGATGAAGAGAATGTTGTATTAGCATGTAGAGATTGTCATTACATCTATGATTTTGGTGATAAAAGTAAGTTACAGAGACAGATTCCTGAAGAGTTGATTGAAAAACTTTTAAAGAAAGAGAAAGATGAGTACAGATAAAGAAGTGATTGAATTGTGTAAGATAGTCCTTGAGAATGTAGGTGTAAAGAGGATGGCTAATAGGATTGGAGAATATCTCGAGAATCCTTCTTCAAAAACAATAATACAAGAACTCTACGATGAAGCGTTGAATTGGGATGGTTTCAATGAAAATTTCAAAAAGAGAAATATTGTACTCGGAAATAATCTGAGTATCTTGAAATTTTTTATAATTACATTTCAAAAAGATTTCAATGAAAATGGTGAACCTGTAATAATTATAAACAAACTTGAAGACGAAACAGCTTCATTCAAGGATAACCCTATAAAGAATCTCTATATCATATATAAGAATGAAGAAGATAGAGATATTGATTACGAAAGATTGTTATTAATGAGATGATATGGAAAAGAGGATTTTATTAGAAAATGTAAATGCAGGAGGAATACTTGTATGGTTGAATGAAAATTTCGAAAAAGAGAATGGAAAGAAATTCAATCGTAATGATGTAACCTTCTATATTATAAGAAGAAAATTACCTGCTTATCTTGGTGATATATCAATAGAATTAGTACCAAGAAAACATTGTACGATTAAAATGTACAATGTTGTAACTTCAGACCCTAATGTTATTAATATTGAATAATTATGAAAACTTCGTCGAATTACGTGATTGTATATGATTTCGAGACTGGTAATCTATGGAATAGTAAGTGTATCGCATTTGATAATGCACCATTGGTTGAACTTGCGATGGTTTGCGTCGACATGAATAAACTTGAAATAATTGATGAGGTGGATTTGATTTTTCCATATGGATACAAAGAAGACCTTGTATATTCACAACAAGCACTCGAAACTCATGGTATAACAAAAGAAATTCAGGATGAGAATTCTGTTCCATTGAAAGACATCTATAAGACATGTAAACAATGGTTTACTAAATATAAGAATCCAAGACAATTATGTACACTTGCAGGACATAATATCGTAGGGTTCGATAACCCTTTTATGAAGAATTTTTTTGCCTATATGAAGGATGATATAGACAATTATGTAAAGTATTATATTGATACAATGCAAATTGCTCATATGGCAGCTTTGGAACAAATGAATTATCAACTTGGGACATGTTGTCAATTAGCTGGCATTGACCTCGTAGATGCACATAGAGCATTGAATGATACAAAAGCAAATGCTCAATTGTTTATTTCGTATGTCAAGAAATTGAGAGGTGAAGGCCAGCAATCGAATGTTGAAAAGAAAGAAGAAAGATATAGAGAAAGTTTCCAATTATGCTAACATTAGACGGTAAAGATTTGTTGTCTGGCAATCAACTCAGTCATTTGTGTGAGAATGTTGACAAGATAATAGAAAATCTTCCAGGCAAAGCATTGAATCAGCTTCTTGAAGGATATGAGAATGATGTAGACAAAATGCTACGTGAAATACTTGTCCAAGCAGAGAGGACGATGTATCTTGGAAGAACGCTTGATTCTGAAAATTTGAATTACGTTGAGAATGTCAAAGCCTCGATGGATACAACACTGAAGATTCTTTCATTTAATTACTTTAAATTGACTATGCTTCCTAAGTTTAGAATGGGATGGAGGAATGTTGAATGGGGCAATTTAACGCAGTTGTATCCGTGGAGCTGTTATTTGTGTGCTCGCGCAGGTGGCAAAAGTTTTGAATGGTCTTATGCATTTGTACTTTGGAGATTATGGAGTTATTGTAAGCCAACTTTATGGAGACCTGATACGATAGATAATGCAAATAGAAAAGAAACTTGTTATATAACTTCAACGATGACATTAGCTAAAGTTCAGATAGCTAAAGTAAGAGAAGAAATCGAAACGAATGACCTTCTGAGAGAAAAACTAAATCCTAATAATAAAGCATCTATTGGTGAAACTGGTATAACGACAGAAACTGGTAGTATTCTTCATGTTCGTGGTAGGGATGGTTTTATTCGTGGATTACACGTAGGTGCAACAGTTTGTGATGATATGCCGGATGAAAGTTCTCTTTATTCTGATGAACAGAGAGAAAAATTAAAAGAACTGATTAAAGGTACTATAGAGCCGATTGTTGAACCTTATGGTTACTTTTTAGTTTGTGGAACTCCTTATTCTTCTGCACCTAATGAGTTATATCAAGTACTGAAAGCAGATAAGCGCTTCTATTGTTTTGAATATCCGATTATATTTCCTGACGGAAGACCACTTGCTCCAGACCGATATACATTTGACCAAATCTTGATGAAGAAAGAAGAACTTGGTACAATTGTATTCAATCGTGAGTACTTGGTAGTACCTATCAGTGATTCTTCGACAATATTCCCATATGAATATCTAATGAGAAGTATCGTCGGAATGGAGAATGTGAGATTTGCAACGTCAATAGATGACTATCCTTTCAAATTAGTGAGAGTTCATATTGGAGTTGATTTTGCTGTATCTGGTAATATTGGTGCTGACTATACTGTTTATAGTGTATGGGGTATCGATACAATGAAGAATTATTATCTACTTTATTATTATAGACAAAGAGGAATGTCTCATAATGAACAGATAGATAAGATTGTTCAACTCGATAGATTATTCAGACCGAATAAAATTAGGTGTGAAGCAAATGGATTCCAGTCCATACTTTCTGGATTAGCACAAGAAAGAGGGTTGAAAAACATAGAGCCTTTTACGACAACAGAAGGAAATAAGAAAGACCTTTACACTGGTTTACCAAGCCTTTCAGCAATGTTCGAAAGAGGACAAATAAAGTGTCCTTATGCACCTGGTGAAACAAAGCAAGCTGTTGATATAATGTTCGGAGAGTTTTCCTCTATTACATTTAAAAGTGATAATGGAAAACTTGAAGCTGCGTCGGGACACGACGATGTGGTACTCAGTAGCTTCCTGAGTATCAATAGTTTACGTGAAGACGAGAAAGAAATTAAAGTTAGTATAGATTTAGTATAAATATGGCGATGAAATTAAGTGCCAACTTTATGGCAGAATTGTTCAAGTTAATCTATCTTGACCCTACACTGACTCAGATAGCATGTACAAACTTGACATATCAATTGATACCTAAAGAGTGGCCAGGATATAAATATCTTCTGAGAGAAGCTATTGAAACATTTACTGATAAAGAAACAGTTCCATCTTTAGGAGCTGTTTCTCAAAAATATATTGATAATGATTTTGTTCAAGAAACAATTCATGAAATTCAAAGTGCTTCAAAAGTTGATAAAGAAATAATCATAGACCAACTCGAATCTTATATTAAGGATGTAGAATTTCAATTACTCTCTAAGAAAGTACATGACCTTTATGAAGAAGGAAAGAAGGAAGAAGCTATACGGGTAAACGCAGAAGAGAGTCAAAGGATACTTTCTCTATCATTAAGACACGACGGAGGTAGTTTTCAGCAAGTCTTCAATGGATTTGATTTACGAATGAGAAAAAGACGTGAATCAATTGATTCGAGTAATATCTCTGAGAAAATAACACTTGGGATTGATAGACTTGATGAATTGTCTTATGGAGGAGCTTCTATTGAAGATACTGTATTATGGATTATGAGGTCAGGTATCGGAAAATCAACTGTTCTTAGACATCACGGAATGCAAGCAGCTTTGGATGGAAATTCTGTTTTACATATACAGCTTGAAGGTGGAATTCAAGCATGCCTCGATAGATACGACCAATATTGGACAAATCAACCCTACAATGATATAAGACAAGGATATCTTAAGACTGAAGACCAGAATAAGATTCAACAGACATGGAAAGCTATGAAAGAGTTTGGTCAAGATATTGACGTCTATGGATTTGAAAAGTTTGGTGAAGCGACGATGGTAGATATAAGGAACTTGATTCTTGATTATCATAAAGAACATCAATATTTCCCAAGAGTACTTATTCTTGATTCATTAGACCTTGTTGCTACAGGAATAAACAAGACTATTGACAATAATCCTTCATTCAAGAAAGACAAGTTGCAAACTTGTGCCCAATTATTCAAGAATATATGTGTAGAATTCAAGATGGTAGGATTTACTGCGACTCAAGCAAGTAACGTCCCTATAGAGATATGGGATAATGCTGATAAAGTTATTGATAGAAGTTATACAGAAGGTGACAAGACTCTTGTAAAGCCGTTTTCATTTGTATTTACTGGTAATCAGACAAGAGAAGAAAAAAGACAAGAATTAATGCGTATATATATTGATAAATTACGTGATTATAAAGAGTCTCATGAAATATTACCTATTGCAACGAATTACGATAAAGGACGATTCTATAGCAGAAGTAGGACAATCGATTTATTTAACAATACACCTAAGAAAACTAAAAAATCAGAATCAAAGCCTGAAAAAGAAAAATTACATAAAGCAAGTAGAGCAAAAACAGTATAACGATGTTTAGAATTGATAAAGATGAAATAATACAAGAATTAAGTCTAACTCCGTTTGGTGCTGCTGGTTGGTATCAAAACAGAGATGAAGTGTGTCCTTTTTGTGGAAAAGGTGGGAAATGGGGTGTACATTTTAATGATGTTGGTAATAATGGGTTTTTTCATTGTTTTAAATGTGGACAGAAGACTAATCTGAAGAATTTCCTTGAAAAAATAAATAGATTAGATTTAGCGAAAATAAACTATGAAAATAGTGTAAAAATCTCGAAGTTGACTCCTCTTATAAAAGAAAAAGATGAAGGGAATGAAAATCCTATAGAATTAACTGAATGTAAACTTCCTCGAAAGTTAGAATATCTCAAAGAAGATGAATACTTGAACAATCGAGGATTCAACAAAAGATACTATAAAGAATTCAAGCCAGCAATCACAAACTTCTTTCTTGATAAGAAATTACGCGACAAAATCATATTTCAATTTACAATGAATGGAAAGACAACAGCTTGGTTGGCACGTTCAAAGAAAAGTAAAGAATGGCACGAAAAGAACCTTAAAGCATTCAAAGAAGGAAAAGAAAAACTCGTTCTCCGATATGAAAACTCTACAGATGGATTTTCAAGAGTGTTAGGAGGATATGATAATATTACAGATGCAACTGATACCATTATAATAGTTGAAGGTCTATTTGATTATATATCTGTAGATGATAAACTTCATCTTTATGAATCAGATGAGATAAAATGTATTTTTACATTTGGTAATAATATGGGTACAGAACAAATAAAGTTGCTAAGATTGAAAAGAAGTGTTAGGAATATCATATTACTCTATGACCCTGATAAACCTGAGATGATAAAATCCACAGCTTTGACTTTACAGAAGTATTTCAATGTCGGAATTGCTTGTTTGAAAGATAAAAAGAAAGACCCAGGTGATGCATCTCAGGAAGAATTGCTCGAAGCATTAGATGATATTATAGAACCTATAAATTTTTATACAAATAATTTAGTCTAATTGTTGGACCGCGTGGTCCAAAGGTGTATCTTTACAGTGTAAAACAAAAGGAGATATAAATCATGAAATCACTTGAAGAACTTAAGAACAACATTTACGAGAAGATAAACGAAATCAGAAATTTCGATACTGACGGCTCTAAGGTCTTTAATGAGGATGAGACATACAACTACGATGAATTGGATGCTTTTCTTAAGAGACACAAGAAAAAGAACTATATGATAGATGTTGATAATACATATCAGAAACAGGAAATATTGAATGAGATATGCTTCTATATAAGAAACGTAACAGCAATGCAAATATATCAGGGTAAAGATAAAGATACCCTTACTATAAGTCTTTGTCTGGGAGTAGAGAGGATAAGATTGAATGATGATGAACTGGATGTATTCAGAAAGGCATTTCGTATATTACACGAATGTAACGAATGGATTAAAGAGGATGATGAAAGAAATAAGAAAGAAAGACCCACCTTCAATAAGGGAAGTCGGATAATGTACACTATAGAAGATGAAAATGGAAACACTCATACAGTAACAAGACTATCAAAGAGATGCTACGAATTAAAGGAATGTAAAACTTTGTTTGTAACAGATGATGAAGGAGTGGTGACTGGGATATATAAGGAGAAATAATAGGGTTACAATTAAGTAACCCTTTCTTTCCATATTGAAAGATAGTTTGTAGTTTTGCAAGCAAAAATTCGATATGGAAAAATCACGTAGTTTAACTAATGAAGAGTTTATAAAAATACTACAGTTAGAGTATTTAAGTTGTAAGTTAAGGTCAATTATTTACGATAGACCTGAATTCAAAAAGATGAATGAAGATATAGCAGAGAAAAAGAAATTCAAAATTTTAGACCTTTCAAAGAAATTCTTACTACCGAACATTTTTGAATTAGATGAAGCATTTGAATTTTTCTGGAAAAAAGAATTTATTCAAGAATATGGACTTCCAAATTTTCAGTATAATCCTAAATCAAAAGAATCAATATCTTATTGGGATAAATTTTATCTATTAAAACCAGGAGAAACGGTAATCTGGGAAGGAATTGAATATACCATCAAAGCTAATCATCCTAATGAAAATTCAGTGAGAATCTTGAGAAATGGTGTTTCTTCTTTTGTGCCATATATTTACTTCAAAATTAAATTGCTATATACCCTTCCACTCGAAAAACCGAAGTGAATGTAGTATCTTTAAACATTAATTCTAAAAGGAAGATTTTATGATTATTACAAAAGAATTCGAAGGAGAGATGGCGCATATTGTGCGTAATTGTTCAACAAATTATTGCAAAAAAAGTCTGCACGGACATTCCTTTAAAGTATTGGTAAGTCTGAAGGCAAGTGCTTTAGATAATGCTGGAATGATTTATGATTTTGGATTAATGAAGGGTTCGATAAAACAATTCATTAATTCGTTTGACCATTGTACAGTTTTTTGGGACAAAGATAATCAAGAATATATTGACTTTATTAAAAAGCATAGTGAAAGATGGATTTCTCTACCATTCAATCCATCAGCAGAAATGTTGTCGTTATTCTTTTTGTCAGGAATTCAAAGTATTCTCGATTGTACGAAAATGAATAATAATGAATCGAAGATATTTCTTGATAAGGTGCAATATTACGAAACGAGGACAGGAAGTGCTACTGCAGAGAAAGAAGATATTGTATCGATGTCGAGTGTATTTGAAATGCCATTTGAATGTTCACAATCAGTAACAAATGATTGGAGTATAGAATTATTCAATTGGTATCTCGATGGAAGACACCAGAAGAAAAATCCAGAAACAAAATGGTTTGAAAATCCTAAAGTAGAACAACAAGTTAAATAATGATGAGAAATATTGATTACGAAAAGAAAAGACCAATTATCGAGGTCTTTAATTCTATCGAAGGAGAAGGAAATACAGCAGGCGAAGCAACAATTTTTGTCCGTTTGTCTGGCTGCAATCTTCGTTGTTGTTTTGATAACAGTATATGTGATACCGCTTATTCCAGCTTTGCTCCTGAGAAAGGTAAATACAACTATCAATCAGTTGTCGATATCATTGAGAAATATCCGATGACAACTGCACTTTCTATAAGTGGTGGAGAACCATTCTTACATCCAGATGTTGTTGCTGATTTGATTGAGATAGCTAACGATTACTGTATGGATGTTCTTATAGAGACGAACGGAACGCTTCTTGTAGATGAATCTATATTGAAAGAAATAGATTTGATTAATATCTCGCCGAAATTATCATCTTCAGAACCTACTGATGAGAAGCTCAAGAAACTTGGAATGAAATGGAGTCCAGCTTTGAAGAAACATGCTGTAGAAAGATTCAATATCGAAGCATTGTGGAATATGATTGAGCATGCAAAGGATTTCAGTTTGAAATATGTAGTTAGCAGAAAAGAAGATTTTAAAGAAATCGAAAAACAAATCCATGATTTGATGTTATACGATATCCAAAAGAAATCTCGTAAGAGATATTCTCAAGAATTCAATGGAACTGAGATATGGTTTGATACAAGATTCATTAATCCTTGGAATATAACGCTCATGCCCGCCGGTTCACGAAATGATGAATTAGACCAGAATAGACAGATGGTTGCCGAATATTGTGCAGAACATGGATATCGTTATTCAGATAGATTACAGATTATAATTTGGGGAACAAAACGAGGAGTTTAATATATGGAAAAGAAGATTAAAGCTGGACAGAATGTAGTTCTATCCGAAGAAGAAAAGAAAGAAATGTTAATCAACGCTGAAGAAGCATATGGTAAGTTTCTTGAAGCATTAGGATATGATTGGAAGAATGACCCTAATATGGTCAAAACTCCTTGGCGAGTAGCTAAAATGATGGTTAATGAAATTACTTCAGGAGCTTACGAACAACAACCTCGCATTGCTACTTTTGAAGGTACAGGTTATACAGGAATGGTGACAGAGATGGGTATTAGAGTAAACTCACTTTGTAGTCATCATTTTTTACCATTTACCGGAATTTGCCACATTTCGTACATACCACAAGAAGGTGCAAATGTCATTGGACTCTCTAAATTGAATAGAGTTGTACATTGGTTTGCAAAGAGACCTCAACTTCAAGAACAACTGACTAAACAGATACATGATTGGTTAGCATCTATTTTTAAGGATAGTGTGAGAGGCATTGCTGTCTATATAGAAGCTGAACATATGTGTGTAAGTATGAGAGGTGCAGAAGATAATTCTTCTATGGTGACAAATTACTGTTCAGGATTGTTCTTAGATAACTCTATGAATAGTAGAGATGAGTTTTTGAGACAAATTCAGATATGGAAAACTAATCATAAATAATTTTTGAAACATGAATTACAAAGAGTATGAAAACAAGGCTATTACAACTAAAGCCTATCATGAGAAAGTAGCAATTCCTTATGTAGTATTAGGATTATGTGGTGAGTTGGGTGAAACTTATGAAAAGCTCGACCAAGTCGATAGTGTAGAAGATGAAAAGAAATTACTTGGAGAAATCTCTAAAGAAATCGGAGACCAATTATGGTACTTGGCAAGTATTCGGGTTGAATTAGACCTTCCTCTCGAAGAAGGTTGGAATTGGACAGAGAAAGAACCAGAACTTTCTGCTGCTTCTATTGGAGTTAAACTCCCTTCAGAAATAGGAAAGATTGCTGAGCAGGTGAAGAAGTGGTTGCGTGACGATTGGAAAGATGGTGAAGTGAATACTTTCCCTGAAAAGAGAAAAACTGCTGTTTTGAGCGCTTGGAAGAATATTTGGAAGTATCTCAATGGATTGGCTGACAGTCTTGGATTGGATATTGAAGAGATTGCTATCCAGAATAATGAGAAACTTGCATCAAGAAAACAAAGGAATGTTATTAACGGCGAAGGAGACAATCGATGATTAATCACAGAAGAATCAGTTTTTGTGGTGCCCAAGGCACTGGTAAGACGACACTGTTTGAAGCCGTTAAGAATGACGAGATGTTCAAAGGGTGGAACTTCTATTCAGAAGTTGTACGTCAGATGTTAGAAAGAGAAGAAGTTGTAATCAATGAAAATGGTAATTCTGAATCACAGAAGAAGATTTTTGATGCTTATAACGAAATTCTCGATAAGATGTTTGATAATCCTTCAGTAAGTGATAGATGTATTGTTGATGTTGCAGCTTACACTTCAAGATTGTTTGATACATGTAATCCTAAAGATGAAGATTACAATAAACTCAGTAACGAAGATTTTCGTGAAAGAAAAGAAGTTGTCCGTCGTAAGTATGAACTTTCATTGATTGTTTATTTCCCTATTGAATTTCCTCTTGTTGAAGATGGAGTAAGGTCAGTAGATGAACAGTTCCAGAAGGATGTCGACATGAAGATACAACAATTTTTGAAGAATTATGACATTCCTTATATTACAATTACTGGAAGTGTTGAAGAGAGACTCGAACAATTGAAAAAGGTAATCTTTTCTGAGAAATAAATTCGACCAAGTGTTGCTACATCTTTCAAAAGGTCGTATCTTCACAGTGTCAAAAGAACATTAATACAAAACATTTAAAATTAATCTATTATGGGAACAGTTAAAGAATCGTTACTGGTACTTCGTAAAAAAGCAAATGAGCTTGGTATTCCTAATTACGCAAAGTATTCAAAAGAAGAACTTGCAAAGTTGATTGAACAGAAAGAAGCTGGAATTTCAACTTATACAGACCCTGAAATGATTGCTTCTGATGAAGATGTTGCTGCTGAAGAGCAGATGGTTGCTGAGCATGCAGCAACAGTTGAAGAAGATGCTGAAGAACCTCGTCCTGAAGATGAGAAGAAGCGTAAAGAAGCTAAAAAGGAAGAAAAGAAAAATGCTAAAAAAGCTCCGAAAGCCAAGAAAGAACCTAAAGAAAAAGCTCCGAAAGCACCAAGAGAACCGAAAGTTAAATTGAATGTAAAACCGAAAGGTGAAAAACCTGAAAAGATGAGTGATATTTCTTCAAAGATTTATGATGAACTTTTGAAGAATGATGGTCGTTCTTTCTATCAGATTTCAAAGGAACTCTCAACATATTACACTGTAGTAAAACATGTATGTGAAAAGTTCTTTGATGTTGTTGAATAAGTAAACCCTTCTTTCTGAATATTTTTATGAAAAGGTTGAGGTACGAGAAATCTATCTCAGCCTTTTCTTTTTAACAGAATATTGTTATGAATGAACTATATGCAGATTTATTACAATATCTCGACGATAATTTTATTTCGTATGAAGAATTAGGTGATTTCGTCTTAAAAATCAATGATAGGACCTACGAGTTGTTTGAACCTATCAAATGGGATAATGACGAAAAAGGCATTCTTTTTGATGAAGAGTTTCATTGGGCATGTGATTTGACAGATTATGACTATTATATCTTCAGATTCGGTAGTATCTGGTATTCATTGGAAAAAGGAAAAGAAAAGAATGTCAAACTTGAAAGAGTGAAATGGATTGGGAAAGCTCGATTAGACGATGAACTTTTCAGAATCTCAACTTATATAGGTATACACGGACCATTCGAATTGATGAATGGTGTAGGATTATACGACGAATGGTGTAAGAAAGCGAAATTCCTTGGTATCACAAGTCTTGGTTTGTGTGAAAAAGGTACACTTGCTGCAGCCATGAAATTCCAGAATGCATGTCAGAAAGCTGGTCTTCGTGCAATACAAGGATTAGAAATTAAAATTCTAAATGAACAGAAGGACCTTAAATATACTGTAAAGGCATTTGTAAAGAATAGTGTTGGTTGGTCCAATTTATTGAAGTTGAATGAAATTATGAATACTGAAGATTCATCATTCGTCTCTGAAGAAGAATTAGAGGAATATTGTGATGGATTGGTTTTCATTTGGGACCCAAAAACAATTGCTTATAAAGATATTCCAAAGAATCTCCAAGAATTAACTTCCTATTACCAGTTAGATACAGTTATATATGAGAAAAACAATCGTGATAGAGAATATCTCGATAATTTGAAGAAATTCTTTAAAAGCGATTTAAAACCAGTTGCAATGTGTGATGCTTATTATATTGAGAAGGAATGGAGTCCTATCAAAGATAAGTTGAACAAACTCGGTAAAGTACCGACGCACGAAAGTCACAATCAATACTTCAAGAATTATCAAGAGTATTTTGAAGAATTGAGTTATCTGTTTTCTGATGACGAGAAATTCTATGAAACATTTGAAAATGCAATAAGTAATCTTGAGGAAATTTCATTTGAATGTAACTTCGTCATTGAGACTCAAGTAAGACACATGCCTGTCTATCGTATGACAGATGAAGAAGCTCAACAATACGATAGTAATGTAGAAATGTTCGAAGACCTTATCTTCAAAGGTCTGGAGGAGCATCCTGAGATATTTGAGAAGTATAGTAACGATGTCATAGGTGAGAGACTTGAAAGAGAGATGAAAGTAATCGAAGATGGAGATGTTGTTGATTATTTCTTGACCCTACGCGATATTACCTCTTGGTGTAGAAAGAATGATATCTTAACTGGAGCGGGAAGGGGGAGCGGTTGTGGGAGTCTTGTTTCTTATTTATTAGGGCTTAATTTTGTCAATCCTCTTGATTATGATTTGTTGTTCGAAAGATTCTTGACAACGGGTCGTCTGATACGTCATGATAAAGTTGAGGAGGTCATCATAAATGAAAATGATGGCAAACCTATAACAATCAAGAGTTCAGATTTTGTGCGGATATTTAGAGGTGATGAGAAAATGATAATTAAAGCTGGTGAATTGCAAGAAGGAGATAAATTAGTTGATTACGAGAGCTGATTTTTTGGTGTAATTGTTGGACCGCGTGGTCCAAAGGTGTATCTTTACAGCATCAAAAGAGATAGAGTATTAACAATTAAAAATCGTAATTATGAAATTCAGCGAATTACCCATCGAAGTTCAAGAAAAGTTAAACGCAGAGCGTCTTGATTTGCGTAACCATCAAATAAATAATAAATACGAGGTTTTGTTATATAATCCATCAGGAACTCGTTATTTTCATGCAAGACGTCGTCAAAATTCGTGGCAAGACAATAAAGGTAATTATTTGCCGTTTGGAGGCGGTTCTGAATGGGAAGTGAAATATGGATTTACAGGTTTCATTCGTGAAAAGCAAATAATAGGTTACGATTATCGAATTGCTAAAGGAAAGACTTATTCGAAGTCTGCAAACGGAACAATTATTCCTTCTACTGTAAAGACTAAGAAAGAGGTAATTCTTCTTGCACATAAAATTGGTAATTTGATTTTTTGAATAATATGATAACGGTTAAAAATTTAAGAAAAGATATCCGGGAGATTACTACTTTAGGTAGTCTTCCAGATATTGATACTGACTTTTGCGGTCGAGAACGGCCTCGTGTTAAAGAGTATATGGAACAAAGATTCGGAGCATCTCAAGTTGTATCTCTTGGAACATATACTACAATGCAGCTCAAAGCAGCAATTACAGATTTAGCAAGATGTGAAGGTGTACCTATCCAGATAGTGAGAAGAATCACAGCTAAACTTCGGGACGAAGAAGGTATGAAAAGTGTTGAGGATTTTTTCGTATCAATATGTAAAGATACTGAATTGAGAGAATTCGTGAAATCTCATACCGAACTTATAAACGACATGATGATTTGTCTCAATACACCTAAAGCTGCTTCGATACATGCATGTGGTACTGTGATATTTCCTGATGAAAAGACGTCAGCACAATGGGTACCAATCAAAGAACAGAAAGGACTTAGTGTAACTGAATGGGAAGGTAGTGAAATAGAAGAAACGGGTTTCTTGAAAGAAGATATCCTTGGAATTGCTCAACTTGATAAGTTAGCTGATATGCTAAAGCTGATAGAGCAGAATCATGGAATCAAGTTAGACCTCTATAAAGATATTCCGTTGGACGACCCTATGGTTTTTGAATATATCAAGAAGGGATTTTTGAATGACGTTTTTCATTTCGGTGCAAAAGGATTATCGTCTTATTGTGTACAGATGCAACCTGAGAGTCTTGATGAGATGGGTATCTGTGCAGCACTTTATCGTCCAGGACCGATTGAGAATAATATTCATAACGAGTTTGTTTTAGCTAAGAGAGGTGAAATTGAGCATGAAGCTCCTATAGGTGGTGAAAAGGTTTTATCTAAGTCAAAAAATTTTCTTGTGTACCAAGAAGATATTATGAGACTTTGTCAGGAACTTGCTGATTTTGACTTAGAAACCACTGATAGTGTACGAAAATGTATTGGTAAAAAATTATTACAAAAAATCAAAACATTCGGTGATAAGTTCGTTGAAGGATACGTAAAGAAGTTTGGTGATAAAGGTGTAACTGAAGAATATGCAAGAGACCTCTGGAAACAGATGGAAGAGTTTGGTAAATATTCGTTCAACAAATCCCATGCGATTGCTTATTCAAGAAACGGTTACAATTGTATATGGCTTAAAGTCCATTATCCTATTGAGTTTTGGTCTGTGACATTTAGTTATGCTGAATTGAAAGATTATCCATATTATATCAATGAAATTCAAGAGTCAGGAGAAATCGAAATCCGACCAGTAGATATAAATAAGTCTGGTATCAATATTGTTTCAGATATCAAGACAAACAGTATGTATTGGGCATTGAATTCAGTGAAACAATGTGGTGAGAAAGCTCAACAATTCATTGCAGAAGAAAGAGAGAAAAACGGCGAATTCTTCTCGTTGGATGAATTTATTGATAGATGTATAATAAAGAATTCACCAGTCAATAAATCTGTGATTGAAAATCTCATTTATAGTGGTGCATTTGATAAACTCGAAAGGATAGAACATCCTGCAGAGAGGTTGAGACTGATTGAATCCTATAGGGAAAACAAGAGGGTTAAAGTACTTGAAGATAAGGACTTATTGACAAGTATAATCAAAGCACGTAAAGAGAAAGAAGATTGGTGGTGGACATTACAACAGAAAAAGTTGTCAGGTTTTGCTACATTCGATTATGAAGAACTTATTAATAGATATCATGAACAATTCTATGAAGCTGTCTATTATGATGTGAGACAAGTCAAGTATCTCGAAGGTGACAATCACGATATCTGTGCAATTATTGGCGGTTATGTTCTTGATATTGTTGAGAGGAAATCGAAGAAAGGCAAGTTCTGCATTCTTACATTAGAAAGTAACTATGAATTCATCAATGTGATTGTCTTTTCAGAATTATATTCTGAATATGAAGAATTCCTACAATCCAGTAAAGGGAACCTTCTTCTTGTTGATGGTTACATTCAATGGGATAAATGGAAAGAAGAATACTGTCTTATGACTAATTTAAATACTTCATTTACTGTTTTATCATAGGTTCATTCTTTCATCTAATGAAGTACACATTAAGGATGTGATAAGTTGGATAAAACGAGAATAAACAGTAATTTTACCAATGTTAAAGAATTGAAGATATGAAAATAATACTTGAACAAGGAGATAAGACAATAGTTTTAATTGAGACAGAAGGTGATGAAGAGATTTTTTTAGATGATATAACTAAGATTGATTATTCTAATTTATACGGTGAAGCAACAACAATTTCAGCACTATTGAACAAAGTAGGAATGTGGAAAGCGAATTGTGAGAAAGAGGCTAAAGAAGCTAAGTTGAACTGTGATGTATATGTTTCAGAATTGAAAAGAAAGTATAGAAGAGAAGCTGCAACGAATGAAGGTAGAGTAAGAGTTGATGGCGAATCATTTAAATTAACAGAAAAAGGTCTTGACGAGATTATCCAGTTAGATACTGAATATCAGGATTTACAACTTGAATTGATTGAACTCGAATGTAAGAGAGATAAACTCGATACATTGTTTTGGGCAATCAGTTCCAAGGATAAAAAGCTGAACAATATCTTGCCGAAAGTCACTCCTAACGAATTTGTTCAAGAATTGGTAGAAGGTAAAGTAAATACATATATGATAAAGAAACCAAGTTTATAAATTATGAAAATTAAATTGACTGATAAGTTCTATATTGAACAATGTCTACACGCTCCATTTTGTTGGGACTTAATTAAAGTTACTTACGGTAATCGCGCAGGTAAAGAAAATGTTGAGGTGAATACTCCAGTTGCATACGGACTCACTCTTGAATTATTGGCTAAGAAAGTAGTTGATTATGAGATATTTGAAAGTGAAAAAGAATGGATGGAATTCAAAGAGTATATCAAACAATATAAAGAGATTGGTAATGAGATAGTTAACAAATTAAATAAACGTATTAAATAATTAAACATTATGATTGATAGAAGTAAATACAAAAAGCAGGTAAGTGTCGAAGATATCGATAGTAATTTGAAGAAAGCTCAAGACACAATGAAGAACCCTATGTTTAGTGGTCAAGGTGGAAGAGCAAGTTTCTTTTCTGTAGCAAAAGAAGGACGTTATGTCCTGAGAGTCTTACCTTCTAAGACAGGTAGACCTTATATTCCGCGTAAGACAGTCAAACTTCCTGTTGAGTGTCCTGTTTACAACAGTAATGGTGAAGACACTGGTAAAAAAGAAGTTAAGATGAAAGATATTTTCACTTCTGATGTCCATAGTGAAAGAATGGGTGGCAAAGATGCTGTTCTTACATATATTGATTATGTGTATGAATTGGCAAGTGAAATCCAGGATGCAGATGAAAGAAAGAAGTTCTTGGCACCAATCAATGGTTATCGTAATAAACAAAAACAATGGGTATGGGGTATCGCTGCTCAATTGAATTATGTTTGTTATGTGTATGCTGAAAATGAAATTCACAGATTCGATATACGTCCACAGTGGTGGAAAGAATTGAAGAAGATTTCAATTGAAAGATGCGATGATGATGTCCTCAGTATCGATATTTTCTCAGATTATGAGAAAGGTTATCCTTTGATTGTAAACACAAGCCTTAACGATAAGAATAAACTTGAATTCGCACTTTCTTGTGACTTACCTAAAGTTGGTGAAAATTGGGATGAATTCTTCGAAAAGAATATTGTGTCAGATGAAGTACTTGAAAGTCTTGAAGAACTTCCTAAACTTGAGGATATATATGTAGATGTATTCTCACGTAAGGATTGGAATCTTCAGATTGAAGGTCTTGAAAGAATCGATGAGCAATACAAATTCGGAATTTTCCAGAACGACCAATTCTTGGATGAACTTGAAGAAATTGAAAAATTTGTACCTGAAGACGATGAAGTGAAAGAAGCTGCTCAAATCCCTACAAAGAAGGAACAGTCAGTGAAATCTAAACCAGAACCTACGAGAACTAAGAAAAAAGAAGAATCAACTTCAACATATCCCCCTCTAATCAAGATGAAACTTGAATTGAAGGAATATATCGAAAGAGAGTATGAAGATACAGAAGAATTGCCATCTGACCTTTCAGTTACAGAGCTCCGTAAATGGTATGATTTAATGAAAGAAGGTAAAATGTTGCCTTTTGATGATTATAGAGAAGAACCATCTGACAATGATTATCCTTCTGATGACGAACCTCAAGAAGACGATGAGCCTGCACCTATCGACGAATCTAAGACTACGAAAATTTCTTCAAAGTCAAGTGTCTCTTCGAAACTTCAAGCCTTACGTAACAGAACAAAAAGAAAATGATAAAATAAAGGGAGGGAGAAATCTCTCCCATAATTCGCTTTCGTATGAAGAATTATAAACTTATCAATATAGTTGTAACAATTGTAATATTAAGCTCATTGATTGTTTGTTACAAAAATTACAAGTATCAGAAGAAAGTTGAATCTCTTACAAAAGATATTGAGTTTTATACCGATTCTTTAAACACTTACATTAAATTATATCCTTCTACAGAATTTTCAAAGCTCAAGAAAGAAAATAAGGAACTCTACAACAAATTGAAAGAAAAAGAGTCACTTGTTGAAGCAATTGAATTTGAGTGGAAGTATAAATATGAAGGTCTTGAGCAACAAGTTGATAAGTTGCAAAAGAACGATTCGTTATATCGATTCAATATACAATCTGATACTGTTGGTTACGATTTGAAAGTCTGGGCTAATCATTTAGCAAAGTATAAACTTGATTTCAATATCTCAAACAAGTTCCTATTGTCACATCAACAAGTAGGAAACGATAATAGGTTTGAAATTACATCTAATCTTCCAGGAAAGATACGAGATGTAACGATTTGGACAAAACCTAAAAAGAAATCTCGTTTTGGTGCAGGTATTTCGATTGGTGCTGGATATGGAGTATTCAATAAGGATTTTGATGTGTTTGTGGGATTAAGTGGAACATATTTAATTTGGTAAGATTATGTTTGTACAGATAAACAATAAGAGGATAAAGATTACCTCTATCAGCAGATACAATGACGAGGGGTATTCACAGTCAACCAAGAAGTTCAGAATAACTTTGAAGATTTCCAATGTCTGGGAAAGCTTCTATTTTGACAAGGAAGTAGAGAAAGATAATGTTTTGAAAAATCTTGACAATACATTAAAGGTAACTGCATTATGACAGGAAAGATAATAATAAGCACTGATTGGCATTTGAAACCGTCGAATCTTGAAGAAATTTATAAACTTCAAGAGCAAGAAATTCGTGAAGCAAATAATCTCGGAATAACGAGTCACGTTTGGCTTGGAGATATTTTTGATTCGAGAATAAGTCAAAGAGAAGAAACTTTAAATGCACTTACTCGTATAATTGATTTATATAGTGCAATGGGACATAAAATTTATTGTGTGCCAGGCAATCATGATAAGAGTAACTATGAAAGTGAGAATTCGTTTCTTGATGCATATAAGTATCATCCTAACTTTAAATTGATTACAACTTTAGATTTTTTCTTGATTAATGACATTCCTTGTTATTTTATTCCATTTTTTGTTAATGAAATATGGCTCGATGAATTTAGTTCAGTGAGTGGAGAAAAGAATCATTCTAATCATGTATTATTTACTCATATTGCGTTTGATGGAAGTATGAATAATGATGGTAGTTCTGTAGAAAGTTCTATAAGACCATCGTTGTTTAAGGATTGGGGTTTAGTATTAAGTGGTCATTATCATGATTATCAAGAATTATCAGATAATGTTGTTCATCTTGGTTCATTGACTCAGAATAATTTTGGTGAAGATGAAAACAAGGGATTCTGGGTCCTTTATGATGATTTGACTTACGACTTGATTCCATCTGAAGGAAAGAAATTTAGAAAAATCACTATTGATTTGAACGCAACAACTCTTAAGCAGGTAGATAAGATTGTCAAGATGTTTAAAGATGAGAATCCTGATAATCTTCTAAGGGTTGAATTCAAAGGAAATAAAGATGAACTCTCTTCTATTGACAAGAAAACCTATCAAGAATTAGGTATAGATGTAAAAACAAAACTTGATGAAGTCGAAATACTTGATATAGAAACATCTGAAGAAGTGAAAGCATTATCATCTAATGATATAGTTGAACGATTCAAGACTTTTTGTAATGAGAATGATTACAATTATAACGAAGGAATAGAAATTTTAGAAAAAGCATTATAATTATGGGAAGATTAGACGATTTATCTGGACGAATAACAAAACGATTCGGTAAAGAAGCAATAGTAGGTTCTAATGTAGAAGTACAAACTGTTTCATCAGGTTCTTTCGCATTAGATGATGTATTAGGAGGAGGATGGGCGTTAGGTCGAATTCATGAGTGTTACGGAAATGAGGGGTCCGGGAAGACGTCGTCTGCTTTACATCTTTGTGCTTCTATCCAAAAAAATTTAGGAAAGGCAGTTGGTTATGTAGACGTTGAACAGTCGTTAGATTTGGATTATGTAAAGAAAATAGGTGCAGATTTAAGTGAAGATAATTGGATTTTATCTCAACCTAATTCAGCAGAAGAAGCAATGGAGATTGTAAGGGAGATGTTGGAGTGTCCTGAGATTGGATTAGTTGTTCTTGATTCAGTGGCAGGACTTGTACCTCAAGCAACTCTACAAGGTGAATCAGGTGAACAAAAGGTTGCTCTTGTTGCTCGTCTACTATCAACTCAATTAAGTATATTGAAGAATATTTGTAAGAAGAATAACAACATTTTATTCTGTATCAATCAATTGCGGGATAAAGTTGGTGGAGGTTTTGGATTCGGAGGAGCAACTACAATGACTCCAGGAGGTAAAGCACTTAAGTTTTATGCTACACAAAGAGCAGAATTTGCAAGAATTGGTACAGATAAAAATGGTGATGTTGCGGTAGCAAACAAAACTAAGATTAAAATAACGAAGAATAAAATTGCTCCTCCATTTAGAAGTTGTGAAGTGATGTTGCGATTCGGCGTTGGATTTGATATCGTTCAAGAAGTAGTAGAGATAGCCGTTAAAAATGGAATCTGTCAGAAAAAGGGTTCTTGGTTCTATTATGGAGATGATTATCGTTTGGGTCAAGGTATGGATTCTGTTAGAGATGAATTACTTCAAGATGCTGAATTATTCAATGAAATTAGAGAACAAGTAAAACAATCGTTATGCAACCACGAAGATTAATATTAAGAAATTTTGGACCTTTTTCTTCATTAAAATACGATTTTGTCAATGAATCAATAGCTATCATAGGTGAGAATAGGACTCAGGATGACCAACTTTCGAATGGTAGTGGCAAATCAAGTATTTCTCAAGGTCTATTCTATGGTATATATGGAGTTAATTTAAGAGGTGTTCTCGATAAAAAACTTATCAGAGAAGGTGAAGATTCTGCATATATCTGTGTTCAAATTCATTGTCCTATTCGTAAGCAGATTCTTTCTATTGAAAGAGAAATTAGGACAAAAGGTTCATCAACTCTCAAATTAGAGTTGATTGATGAAGATGAGAGTAAGTTAACTCCAGTGACATGTGCGACTGTCAATGATGGTAATAAGTTTATTGCTAATTGGATTGAAATATCTGCAGAAGATGCTAAGTCTTATTATATTGTAAGTAAAGGAAACTATAAATCATTCTTCAATTCTTCAAATACAGAGAAATTAGCTCTTATAAGTCGTTTTATTAACTTTGCGAGTATTGATAAAACAAAGGATATTATTACTGAAAGATTAGATGAATTAAACGAGATTAAACGAGGTTATGAGAATGAAAAGTCTTCGTTTGAAGGAAAACTTTCAGCTTACGAGGAACAACTTAATTTCATTCTTGAAGAGGATTTGGAAAAGAAAAGAAATGATGAAATCTCTGGATTGACTTATCTTATCAACGTTTACGATGACAATATTAAAGAGAAACAGAATTCTATATCGAATTTCGAAAAGTCTAAGATTGCAAAGGAGCGACAAAAAGAAGATATTGCTAAGTTGAGGAAATCTGTTGAAAAAGAATTGGAGGAACTTGAGGATAATTCATTTCAAGATACTTACAAAGAAATCGATGAAGACCTTTCTCTCTATAAAAAACAGAAAGAAGATGAAGAGAGTAAACTTAATAAATCTACTCAAAGAGTCAGGTCAATCAAAAAGACTATTGATTCGATAGAGATGAAACTTGCAGGTGTTATAACTTGTCCTAATTGTCATCATGAGTTTCTTCTAAAGAATGATGAAAGTGTAGATGATTTGAAAACTGAGAAGAAACTTTCTGAAAGTGCATTGAAAGAAGAAACTCAAAAGAAAGGTCTTATTGATAAATCAATTGAAGAACTCGATTCAATAATTGACGAATATCTTTCTCTAAAGAAAGAGACTCAAGCTGAAGAAAAAAAAATTATTGACCAGCAGATAAGTATTCGAAATAAACTTAAGACACTTTCGTCGCAATATTACGAAATTGATGAGAGTATTGTGAAAATTGAAAGTAATATCAATAAACTTAAGGAACAGATTGCAGACAATGAACAATTGAAAGTCCATAAGTTGAAATTGATAGACGAACTCAAGACAACCCCATTGAAGAAAAAGGATACATCACATCTGGAAGAAAATATCAAGAATCTTGAAAACGAAATTGAAAGTAAAGATAAAGAGATACTTCAGGTGAATGATAGGATATTTAAAGTTCAACAATGGACGACTCGATTCAAGGACTTCAAAATGTATCTTGCACTTGAACAATTGAAGAATATTCAATTCTCAGCGAACGATATATTGAAGAGGATGGGAAGTGATTTGAGAATAATGATAGAAGGATTCAAGAAAGGAGCAAATGGCAAGGTGAAAGATGAAATCACTCCTTATGTATTCAGAAATGAAATGGAATCATTCTTCTATTATTCAGGTGGTGAACAAGCTCGTTGTGAAATAGCTTTGATATTGGCATTACAAACGATGATAAATACTACCAAACAATATGGAGGTATGAACTTTTTATTTATCGACGAAGTATTAGAAAGTGCTGATTCGTTAGGTATTGAGAATATCATTTCGTCAATTTCGTTTCTCAAACAACCTATTCTTGTTGTTACTCATGTACCTAAATTAAATGAAGAGATTCGTCAATTGAAAGTTATTAAAGAGAATGGTATAAGTAGATTGGAGGTGTAAAAATGAAATATTATATAGGAATCGACCCTGGAAAATTTGGTTTTGTATCAATAATAGACCAAGATGGGAAATTTGTTTCTGCATTTCCATTGTTGAAGAATAATAAAGTTGTAGACGTCAATGAAATAGTGAACAATCTTTTTGATTTGAGTATCTATGAAGATAATTGTCATATCATTCTTGAAGACGTTCATTCAATTTTTGGCAGCTCAGCAAAATCAAATTTTCATTTTGGTTGGATTGTAGGATTGATAGAAGGTGTAATTTCTTCGTTAGGGATATCGTACACGAAAATAGCACCAAAGACTTGGCAGAAACAGATGCATCAAGGTATTCCTAAGAACGATAATAAAAAGGTAATGAGTTTTATGGCTTGTCACAGAATCTTTCCTACAGTAGATTTACGAAGAACTGAGAAGTGTAAGAACGAAGATGATAATTTTGCAGATTCGTTACTAATGGCAGAATATGGCAGAAGAAATAATTATTAATTATGGCTATATATTGGAAATGTAAAAACAAAGATTGTAAGCAGTTTGGTAAAGAAGTGTTAGCTGCTTCATATAGAATGGGATATAATAAAGAGATGAAACTTGTACCTATCGAAGTGCCATCTTGTCCTGAGTGTGGTGAAGAATATGATTATCGTGAAGTCATTCCTGAGCAGGAAGGAGATATCAATATCAATTACTCATCATTCAATTCCAAGAGTAATGAAGAAAAGGCTTCAGTCTTGAAAAAGAGATATAAAGATGGTATCAAGAACACTATTGACGAGACTATCCGACAGAAGAGAAATCAAGTCACAAAATCATTTTTTAAAGAGATATAGTGTTGCAACATAGATAAAAAGTTGGTATCTTTAGGCAAATAAAATAGATATGGAAATAAATAACACTTTTTATGACAATTTGTGGGCAATTGTGTATAATACACAAAAGCAAATTTTAGTGGTTTCATTTCTTGGTGAAATAAGAGCGTATATTGTTGAGAGTTTTTCACCAAAAACTCGAGATGTTTATTTCAATGAAGTTCGTGGGGCACAAGAGATTACTGATTTTGCAGTTCATCTTACATTTCAAGCATCTACTGCGAATCCAGTAACTCTTGAAGATAGAATTCAAGGTCGACCAAAGAAAGATTTTAAATTCGGACACGACGATTATATGTGGATGATTAGTAACAAAGAAAACATATTTTAATTATGGCAAGCGAAAGATTAACAATCAGTGATAAAGATAGGATTGCAAGAAGCATAATCAAGCCTATCATAGAACAAGCAAGAAAAGAATCTGAAAAATTCGGGAAATTTGCGGATGAATATTTCAAGAAAATTCTGCCAAAAGATGTTATTGAATTTATGGATAAATACCCTAACACGGTAAATATCAGAGAAGAAATTTATTTATCAAGTCTTACAAATGAACGATTTCGTCATCTAAAGACATATGTTGAGGTTAATTATTTTGTGTATCAACTTATAACCAATGAAAAATTCAATGAATTGAAAAATTCAACAGAGACGAAAATTTTTGTTCAAAAAATGGTTGAACTGGAAAAGAAAGCGTCCAGTATCATGAATCGGACGAAATGTGCACTCGAAGATATCAATACAACAAAACAGCTTAAAGACAATTTCCCGGAAGCATACAATATTCTTATGGGATTCCCTAAAGAAAACGTTAAAGGGAACAAATGTGACGATATAGAGAAATTACGTGCAGAACTTTCAAAATTATAAGATTATGGTAAAATCGAATTTAGACCCTAAGATATTAGAAAAACAGATACGTGATTACAATACATTGTATCGTTTAGGTGAACCAAAAGTTACTGATACAGAATTTGATGAATTGGTAGAATTGCTACATAATATCAATCCTGATGCTGATTGGTTCAAGAAAGGTATTCAAGATGAAGTAAACGATAGGAAAGAGAGACTCCCTATTCCTATGTATAGTTTAGAGAAGGTTAAAACCTATGATGAGATTTTGAAATGGATTGACTCTTGTAATCTTGAATATTATGATAAACTCATTATAACACCTAAATATGATGGAATATCGTTATGTGTAAATGAGATTGTTGGAGATGCTTGGACAAGAGGTGATGGTGAATATGGTCAAAATTGTAAGGATAAGTTTGAAAAACTTATAAATTCCGAATGGAGGTCTTACGATAAAGTGACTTATTCTTTTGGTGAAGCAATCTTTCCTACAATCAATTTTTTGAAATTGAAAGAGACAACTCAATATAAGTCAGCAAGAAATGCTGTAGCTGGACTTATGAATTCACCTGTAGTTTCTGATAATGTAGGATTAATCGCTTATGTTAGATATGGCTGCAATAGAGAAGATTGGGATAAAGAAAAACAACTCGATTTTCTTAACGAGAACAATAAATGGATAAAGACTTTTTATGCAACTGTTTCAGTAGGTAGTCTTATGCAGAATGAAGATTCGTTTACAACTTTGATGAACAATCTTTTTGAGAATCTGACCAGTGGATTCAAATGCGATGGACTTGTAATTGATATTAATGATGCTTCAAAGAGAAATGAACTTGGTCGACTTGCAAATAACAATCCTAAATATGCAATTGCATATAAGAATCCTGATTGGTCAGAGAGAGAAGAAACGGTTGTAAAAAGTGTCGATTGGCAGATTTCTAAAGATGGACGTCTTGCTCCTGTAGTTAATATTGAACCAATAGAGTTGTGTGGAGCTACAGTTTCTCGTTGTACAGCTTATAATGCAAGATATGTCAGAGAGAATCTTATTGATAAAGGGGCAAGAGTAGTGATTGCACGCTCTGGAGATGTGATACCTAAACATTTAAAGACAGTTAAGTCTTCAGGTGATTTTAATCAAATATTACCTTCTATCTGTCCTGTTTGTGGTAAAAAGGTCGATTGGGATAATAATAATGTCGATTTGATTTGTTGCAATAAAGAATGTAGTGGTATAATGCTGGCAAGATGTGTCTATTTCTTTTCAGTATTAGATTTCAAAGAATTCAGGGAGCCAACAATAAAGAAACTATTCAATGCCGGGTACAAAACACCGGACAGTATTCTCTTATTGTCAGAAGAAGACTTAAAAAAAATTGAAGGTATAGGAAATGTAGCAGCAAAAGTACTTTCAAGACAGTTTGAAGAATTGAAAAAGAAAGGCACCAATTTTGCAAAATTATTGACAGCTTATAATAAATTTGGAGGTGTAATAGCCGAAAAGACATGTCAAAAAATTCTTGACGGATTAAAGTTATATACTTGTAAAGATGTAGCCGATTTTGCAAAAGAATGTGATGAAAGCTGGGCGGCTGACATTGAAGATAAAGTTGAAGGTGTCGGATTTAATACAGCTTTAGCATTTGTTTTAGGTATTGAAGATTGGTGGGTGAACGACGATGACTCTGCACATATTCCTATAACTTATTATGGTCTTGAGGAAAAATCTTTTGAAGGACAAATGACGGTTGTATTTACCGGTTTCAGGAATAAAGATTGGGAGAATAAATTGAAAGAGCAAGGTCATAAGATTGGTTCTTCAGTTAGTAAGAAGACTACTTGTTTAGTCGTAAAAGAAAGAGGTAGTGGTTCGACTAAAGAACAAAAGGCTGAATCATTAGGAGTACCTATTTTTACGATGCAAGAATTTAAAGAAAAGTTTTTAAGTTGAGTTTTGAGTGCTTTTAGTTAATATAAATCGATTAAGAGGAATTTTGTTGTGAAACACAGTTCCTCTATTTTAGTTTAAAGAAAATGAGATATTATTATAGAGATAAAGATTGGTTGTGGATAGGTTTTGAATATCGTCCATATTTAGTTGCTGAAATGAAAAAGTTCAAATGTCATTATAATCCAGCAACTAAAGAATGGTATACACAGTTGAATTTAGAGAATTCTTCGAAGTTCAAAGGATTTCTTGAAGTGAATGGATTTGTGAATAAAAAGGTGATTCAACCTCGTGATATAGAGCTTAAACCTATTCATAAGATGATTGATGAAGAACTTCTTAAAGAGATGGTTGAGTATCTGAACTTTCCAATGATACCAAGACCATATCAGATAGAAGGTATAACATATATGATAAATCACGGTAACTGTATCAATGGTTGTGAGATGGGACTCGGTAAAACTTCACAGAGCCTTTTGTGTGTCGAAACTCTTGATTTATTTCCATGTCTTATCATATGTCCATCTACAGTCAAGTCAAGTTGGTTGAAAGAATGGAATAGATGGAATCCTAAAAGAAGTGTTCATATCATAGATTCTAAAGATAGTGAGAATACAGATTGGAAAGCTGATGTGACTGTGATAAATTACGATTATCTCTATAAAAGAGGAAAATCCAAGAACGATATACAATTAAGGTACACAAGGTCTCTTTCAAAGAAATGGGGAGCTGTGATATTAGACGAAGTTCATTTGTGTAAAAATCCTAAATCATTACGTTCAAAAGCAGTGATGAAGATAGTTGAAAAGGCCAATAAAGTATATGCTTTGAGTGGTACTGTCGTAATGAATCGTCCTCAAGAACTAATCAATATCCTGAAGATAATAGGCAGATTCGATATATTCCCTGACTTGAAGTATTTCCTCTATAGATATTGCAATGCAAGGATGACAAGGTTTGGACTTGATTCTACTGGTGCATCATATACTTCTGAATTATACGAGATAATAAAACACTATTGTTATTTCAGAAAAAATAAAGATGAAGTATTGACTGAACTACCTGAAGTGATAGAGCAGGTGATAGATAGTTCAATTACCAACATAAAAGAATATAAGAAAGCAGAAGATGACCTTATTGCTTATCTTGAAGAATTTGATATTGAAGCAGCAGAACGTGCTAAAAGAGCAGAACATCTCGTGAGAATTGCTAATTTGAAGAAATTATCTTTAAAAGGCAAATTGAAGTTTATAATCCAATTCTTGAAAGATTGGAAAGAAGCTGATGAAGAATTGAAAGTGTTGGTTTTTGGAACACTCACAGAGCCATTGGAACAATTACATAAAGAATTCAAAAAGGATAGTGAACTTATTATCGGTCAGACTTCTACAGAAGAAAAGATGGCGAGAGTTGAGAGATGGAAGAAAAGTAAACAATTTTTGTTTGCGAATATTGCTACATTATCAACTGGAGTAGATGGACTCCAGCAAGTATGTAGTAATATGATATTCATTGAATATCCTAATGGACCTTCTCATCTTGAACAAGCAATAGCACGATTAGATAGAATGGGACAGAAGAATAGTACTAATGTGTATTATATAATGTCACAAGATACTATTGATATAAGGATAAAGGAAATCTTGGACGAAAAGACACTTGTCACTAACGCTATAAACAAAGGTATTGAAAATGTCTCTTCAAGTGAAAACGTGTCCCTTGATATGGCTTTATTGAAGAAATATAAAGCATCTATTGGTCAATAACAGATAAAAAGTTGGTATCTTTAGGTATGGAAAGAAGGAATATAATCATTTTTACAGATGGTAGTTGCAATTGGAAAATTCGTAAGGGTGGCATTGGTGTTTATATACAATGTGACGATAAAGAATATTTCATATCAAAAGGATATTGTGACACTACTATAAGTAGATGCGAATTGAGAGCTTTTCTTTCTGCATTAGAAGCTGTAAATAAATCTGAACCATCAAATGTGACTATATGGAGTGACAGTGAATATGTTGTGAATGGTACTAAGAAATTGTTCACCTATATTCAAAACAATTGGGAAGGTTGTGCTAATGTCGATTTATGGAAAAAAGTGGCGGATATAATTTACAAAAGTAAGAAGATGAGAGTAAGGTTGAAGTGGACAAGAGGACATGGAACTGACTTATCTGACCCTATTGTATATGGAAACGCAGTTGCAGATGTTTTGGCTGATTATAAGAATTTTGAATATTATGAACCTGATAAAATTGAAGAATTATGAACAATTACGAAAAAATGATTAAAGTATTGACAATATTTAGTAACACATTCAAAGGCACTAATATTGTAGTAGGTGGAAGTATGGCAATGTATGTACATGGATTTAAAGTTAAGCCACATGATTTGGATATCGAACTTGAAAATCCTGATAAATCAACATTAGCTGCGTTACAGACTATGGATAAGTTGGTGCACGAGCAAGATGATTCTATCAAGCTTTTGTATGAAAAACTTGATGGACATTATCGTATCATGATTTTAGGAGTTTATGTGGATGTATGGGTCGTAGAGAAGATTGATTATAATAGAGTTGTTGAATATGAAGGTTTCAAGTTCGGTGATGTGATAAGTGTACTCAAGAAGAAGATGTTTATGCACCGGGATAAAGATTATAAAGCATTGACCAACTACATAGAACAACTTATTTCAACGCAACCGATAGAGTTATGAACTGGAGTGATAGACAACTTGCCATATTCGATACATATGAACAGACAAGAAAGAATATTGCTATAAGTGCCACAGCAGGAGCAGGTAAGTCGAGTACTATTATTGAATGTTGTAAAAGGACAGCTCCAGGAAAGAAAGTTTTGTTTATGGCATTCAATAAAAGTATCGCTGAAGAACTCAGGTTGAAAGTTCCTGAAAGGATTGAAGTCAACACTTTTCATGCGAAAGGATTGAAAGTATTATTCTATAATTTTTCATTTAAGATGAAATTGAATGAGAATAAGTGCTTCCAGTTAGCAAGAAAAGTGTTAGATATTAAAGAAGTACCCTATAAACAACAAATGAGATATCTATTCGAACTCCAGGATATATGGAATACAATTAGAATGAACTTGTTGGTCGATTACGAAAAAGATATTCCTTATCTATGTATCGAAAAAGACATTGAGTTCCGCGATAGGATGATTCAAGATATTCAAAAGATTGAGTTTGAATGGAGTAAGAGTGCGTTAAAAATCAATGGAAATAAAGAATTCCAGATGGATTTCACTGATATGTTATGGTTACCATACACATTACTCGATAATGAAGATTTCCCTAAATACGACGTTGTGTTTTTAGATGAAGTTCAAGACCAGAATGTATTACAAAGAGAGTTGACTCAACAATTTATCAAGCCAAAATTCGGTAGATTAATTTTCGTGGGCGACGAAAAACAGTGTATTTACCAATTTTCTGGGTCCAGTGTATCGAATTTTAGATTTCTGCAAAATATGCCGAACACAGCAGTGTTGCCGTTAGATATAACATATCGTTGTGCTAAGAAAATTGTAGAAGAAGCTAAGAAGGTATTCTCATTAGGGATTGAAGCTGCACCTAATGCAATTGACGGTATTGTGAGAAATGGTGAATATCAAGAAGCTCAAGTAGGCGACTTTATATTATGTAGGAACAATCTTCCTCTAACTGAAGTGTTCGTTGAACTTCTTAAAGAAGGTAAGAAGGCTACGATTAAAGGGAGAGACTTTGGTAATGCATTATGTGCACTTATTGATAAGATAGACCGGATTGATGACCTCGAAAGGCTTAAAGAAGAAAAACTTGAAAGTCTAAAAGAAAAAGGTTTGTCTCATTCTGCAGCAATTAATAATCCTTCGTATTTAAACCTTGTTGAAAAGTGTTTAATCCTACAGAGATTATATTGTGTATGGCATAACATGGAAAGTCTTGAAAACAATATCAAACGAATTTATACAGACGAAACTGAAGGTATTGTATTAAGTACTATTCATAAGTCAAAAGGACTTGAGGCTGATAGAGTGTTCTTCTTGAACCAGGGTCTTATTCCAAGTACACATGCTATAACTGAAGAAGCGATTTATAGTGAATATTGTCTGAAGTTTGTTGCTATTACAAGAGCACGGAAAGAATTAGTTTATTGTTCAATATGAAAGAAGATAGATTAGATAACATTTATACAGTAGTAGATGCTGCTAATAAATTGATGAAGAATGAGGAATCTGGTATTATCAAGAGAAACGAATTAGTTAGAAAAATCAATAATATGAACAAGTTTCAACCTGGCACTATTAGAGCAGGAGTTGACCATTGGTTTCAATCTCTAATTAAAGAAGGTAAGTTAGAAAGAATTGATAAAGGAATCTATAAAATTTTATAATCATGAAGAAAATCAAATTATACATTCAGGTCATAAAACCTGGGAAATCTTTTTCTGCGATTTGTGCAAATAAGATAAAAGAACTTGTACCATATCTTCCAGATGAGGAAATATTACAGACACATCTTGTAATCGAAAAATTGCAATTACAAAAAGATGAAAAGTATAAACCCAAACCTCTATATCTTTATATAGAAAGAAGTATTTTTAACGAAATAATCAATAAGATACAATCAAAGGATAAAGATGCATCAACGGACAATATACCATTGATGTTTCAAGTCCCTTCTATCCCTGTTTGTATACTTTTCCCTGCAGATGCAGAAGAAATTCGTTAAAAATCAAATGAATAAAAATGAGTAATGAACGTATAGATAGTCGAGATATAATCTCAGACTATATATTCTACAGTAAGTATTCGAGAGTAAAGCCTGATGGTAAGAAAGAGACATGGCCGGAATCTGTCAGTCGAGTTATGGAAATGCATTATGAGTTTTTCAATGGAAAAATCAAAGATGAAAATAAAGATGCTTTCAATAAAGTATTTCAAGAGGCTTGGTCAGCGTATTATAATCAAGAAGTACTTGGCTCTCAAAGGTCTTTACAATATGGTGGTCCTCAATTGTTGAAAAATAATTTTAGGTCTTTTAATTGTTCTGGAAGTTACTGTAATAGAATCGAATTTTTCCAAGAATTGATGGAGCTTTTATTGTCTGGTTCAGGTGTTGGTTACTCGATTCAAAAAGTACATATTAAACAATTACCTATTGTTAAAGGAATCGATAATTCTAAAAAGATTAGTACAGTCATAGAAGATTCGATTGAAGGTTGGGCTTTATCTACTGGTCTATTGATTGAATCATATTATAAAGGATTGAGTGATATCGAATTCGATTATTCACATATTAGACCAGAAGGTGCTTTTGTAAGTGGTGGATTCAAAGCACCTGGGCCAGAACCATTGAAAGTTTGCCATGATAAATTGCGTAAGATTCTAAGTAAGGCAAAGGGCAGGAAGCTAAGACCTTTTGAACTTCATCTTATGTCGTGTATTATTGCTGATGCTGTAATAAGTGGTGGTATAAGAAGGAGTGCAATGATTTCTATTTTTGATATTGATGATGAAGAAATGTTGCAATGTAAGACTGGAGATTGGTTCTTAGCCCATCCGGAATTGTGTAGATGTAATAATTCTGTAGCAATCTACGAAGACACTCCTAAAGAAAAGTACGACAAGATATTTGAATATATCAAACAATATGGAGAACCAGGATTATTATTCATGCCTGACACTGAAATGGTGGTAAATCCATGTTGCTTTGCTGGAGATACATTAATTGCAGTTGCTGACGGTAGAAATGCTGTTTCTATTAAAGAATTATCAGAAATTGGTAAAGAGTTTCCTGTTTATTATAAGACTGATAAAAATTCTGTTAAAATTACCAATGCTAAAGCTTTTTGGACAGGTAAGAAAGAATTAATTGAAATCGTTTTATCTAACGGCTCTTCTTTTAGATGCACAAAAGACCATTTTTTAAGATTAAAAGACGGAGATTATGTTTTAGCAGAACAATCATTGAATAAAACATTATCAAAATTTTATAGTGTAAAATCTGTTAAATATAGAACAATCAATAATCTATCGAATGGTTATGCAAGACAATATCGAATGCTTTGGGAGTTTTATAATGGACCGAAACCTAAAGGATTTGAAATAGACCATATTGAAGATGATAAAGGTGATTTTATAGACAATCTTGAATTATTGACAAGAGAAAAACATTTAGAAAAAACATCTGAACGTAGAAAAGGTAAAGGTAATCCTAAAAACATTTATTCTTATTCTCAAGAAGAATTAGATAGAATGACTCATAATTGTTCTATTAAAAGTACTTTAAGTGGTAATGGTAGATATAAAGGATTATCTAATCTTGAATTGATTGAAGTAGGTAGGAAAACTTTAGAACTTTATGGTAAAATTTCATATAAACTTTGCAATAAAGTAGATGAAAGATTTCCTTTAGGATTTTCTAAAAATAGATTTAATAAAGATTTTTCTTTGTTTAAAAAATATGTTAAAGGTGAATTAGAATATCAAGAAATAAAAGATGAACGTGTAATTATTGAAAAATCTAAAAAGAATTACTCTTCATATTGCGAAGATGTTTACGTTTCAGAAATAAAGAGACTTAATATAACGGAAGATGTATACGATATTGAAGTTGAAGTGAATGAACATAATTTTGCTATAATAACAAAAGGTCAAGATGATTATATGTTTAGCGAAGGTATATTTGTTCATAATTGCGAAGCAGCTCTTTATCCCCAATATAAAAATGAAGATGGTACTGTTGAATATGGATGGTCTTTTTGCAACCTTACGGAAATTAATGGAAAGAAAGTCAAAACCGAAGAAGACTTCTATAAAGCATGTCGTGCAGCAGCTATATTAGGTACATTTCAAGCAGCTTACACTGAAAATCTACCATTACTCTCAGAAGCTACACGTAAGATAATGAAGCGTGATGCGTTACTTGGTGTTGGTATTACTGGTATGGCAGATAATCCTAACATTCTTTTTAATGAAAGAATACAAAGAAAAGGTGCAAGAATCGTAAAAGAAGTGAATAAAGAAGTTGCTGCGATTATTGGAATAAATGCTGCAGCAAGAACGACCGTAATCAAACCTTCAGGAAACGCGTCACAATTGCTTGGATGCGGCTCTGGTATTCATGCTTATCATTTTCGTAAGTATATTCGTAATATTCAAGCGAATAACAATGAGCAGGCATTGAAAGAAGTTATTAAATTGAATCCAGATATTGCAAATCCTTCATTTTGGAACAAGAAAGGCGAAACTGTATTATCTTTCCCTATTGAACTCGATGATGAAACAATGGTTCGTACAGATTTCAGTACTCTTGATTTTCTTTATAGAATTTATACTACTGAGAAAGGTTGGATTATGGAAGGTACTAATACAGAGCATCCATCTTCAATAGCTAAACCTAAATATCATCATAATGTAAGTTGTACAGTTTCAGTCAAAGAAGATGAGTGGAGTGAAATTGCAGATTGGATATGGGAGCATAAAGATGGATTCTGTGGATTGAGTTTTCTACCTGAAACTGGTGACCTCGATTATCCACAAGCTCCTTATACTTCTTATCTTGATGAAAAAGAGCTTGCTGATACATATGGACAAGGTGCAATTCTTTCTTCAGGTCTTATTGTAGATGGATTACAAGTTTTTGGTGATATATGGACAGCTTGTAATGCAGCGACTGGTAAGGCTAATGACTTATTAATCTATACTGACGATTATCTACTCTCATTTATCAAAAAACACATTAAAGATGGTAAACTTCTTGTGACTATAGATGGATTGTGTATCAGTGACGTCAATGCAATTTCTTCTTATTTGCAACACAAAATTGAAATGAGGAATGATTGGGTCCGTAGATTCAAGAAGTTCTCTAAGAATTATTTTGAGGGTGATGATGAAAAATGCTCACGTTGCTTAAAACATGTGAATATATTCCATCAATGGCAGAAGATTAAGAATCAAAAACCAATTGACTGGGAGAATGTTGAATGGGAACAAGAATATAAGAATGTAGGTGAGAATGTAGCGACTGCTTGTGCAGGTGGTTCATGTGAATTGAGATAAATCCATTAAGGCTAATTTGTGTACTAAAACGCTGGTGAACGCACAAATTAGCCTTATCTTTAAATAAGAAAAATGAAGTATGGACGAACAATTAAAATCATTCATCTATCATAAAAATGGTTGGACTGATAAAGTTTCTCCTGAGGTAATAAAACAAGCCTCAAGAAACAAAAACATTAATGGTGAAAAGATTATGAGACTTTTTCTTGACGGTAAATGCATCTATAGAGGTCCAGTTCAATTTTGTCAGAAGAAAAAGAAAGATTACTGTTTAGTTTATGGTATTGCAGATAAAGAAACAATTAAAAGACGTTTTAAAATAACTTATTAGATTATGAACAAATTACAAACATCTATTGGAATTCGTTTTGAAGTAGAAGGATTTCATAATTATCCTGATGCATCAAAAAATCATGGTGAGTTAGTGAAGTTCTTGGAACAACCTCACAGACATATCTTTAAATTCAATTGTAAAAAACGGGTTAATCACGATAATCGTGATGAAGAGTTTATATTGCTAAGGAGAAAAGTAAAACAATATATAAACCGAAAATTCCCAGTATTTGAATCAGGTTGCGAATGTTATGATTTTGGCTCCATGTCATGTGAAATGATTGCAAAAAATATCTTGAAGCAATTTGATTTTGACTCAGTCGAGGTCAGTGAAGATGGTGAAAATTATGCTATAGTTGAGAAAGTGGAAGTGAAAGATGACTCTACTGAAGAAAAACCTAAAAACTTCAATGAAGTATTTAAAAAGCTAATAGTAGAACTCCCTAAGATTGAGTTTGTAGTAGGTGAAGCTTTCTCAGGTAAGACCACATATGTGAATAAAGTGAAGCAAAAGAATGATGGTGTTGTTGAAGTCGGTGATATAGTCCGTAAATTGACCTATTCTGAAATGAGGACATTCGACTCAGGTCTCAGTGAGGTACTTTGTGAAAGAATATGCTCAAAGATTTTATTTGAATGGAACTTGAAATCTATTGACAAGATATATATTGTAGGTTGTAGACAAAAAAGTCTATTCGATAAGATTATAGAGATGTTAGTTCAAAATTCTTCTAAAGTTGACTTTACAGTTACTGTATTATCTGTGAAAGAGGAAACAAGAAGAAAACGTTTTGAGAAAGTATCAAAGGAAATTAAGAATACGAATTATTCTTTTGAGGATATTGAAAAAGGTGATGCTGAAATAGGTCTCAAAGACTTTATTATTCATCTTGTAACAGCACCAGAATTAAAAGATAAAGTAGAAATTAAATTTAATTAAAAGACTATGAAAATATTTGTTACTCCTCCTATGAATCATTTAGAGTTAAGTGAATTAGGAGACAATAATTTATATATTATAGGTCAATATTACAAGAAAAACGAAGCGTATAGAAAGTATATTCACAATGCTATCAAGCAAGGCCGTTTCACTATACTCGATAATGGTACTGGAGAAGAAGGTGAAATATTGACCAATAAAGAACTATTCAAATTGACACTCGAAATCCAACCCAATGAAGTGATACCTCTCGATGTCCTTTACAATAAAGAAGAGACGTTGAACAACTTCAATCAATTTCTCGAATGGATGAAAGATGCAAGAAGAAAAGGTTCCCTCTATAAGAGAACCAATATTCTTGCATGTCCACAAGGTGATACTTATGAAGATTGGATAGAATGTTACAAGTATTTCTTGCATAACGATTTTGTTTCTTGTATTGGTATGAGTAAGAAAGCAATTCCTCACATTATGAAGAATCCGGACATTGCAGAAGCAAGAACCTTGTTGGTTACAAAACTCGAGGAACAAGACCTGCTACGTAAACCATTACATTTCTTAGGACAAGGAAATCCAATAGAATTCAGGTGTTATAACACTAATCATCATGCAATAAGGTCAACTGATAGTTGTTATCCTATCTTGTCAGCACTGCATGGTGTGGAAATTGAGAAGGAAGGTGTATTCAAAAGAATACCTACACCTCCAGATTACTTTGAGAAAGAGGTGAAAGAAGAAGATATCGAACTAATTAAGAAGAATGTTGACTATTTAAGAAGATGTTGCACAAGTACTTTGAAATAACAATTTCTTATTGGGCAGAAGATGAAAATTCTGCAAGTAGGAGAATGAAAAAGTGTCAGAATGTGATTGCTTGTTCAGCAATTAATTATACTGATGCAGAAGCAATTGCTACTAAGTGGGGCAATGAGAATATCGATGTTGAGTTTGATATTAGTCCTATCAAAGAAATGAATATTTCTGGTATTCATTCAGGAAAAGGATTATGGTTCTTATGTAAAGGATTATGGTTCGAGACTGATATGAGAGGTAAAGTGAAAGAAAATAAGATACAATATCTCATACAATCTGAAAGTTCTACGAAAGCAAGTGAAATGATGAGTAAGATTCTAAATCAAGATTTTTTCAGCGAGACACGTGTTGTTGATATTAAAGAAACTAAGATTGAAGAGTTTATTACGTGTTAGCCATGTTTGTATATTAGAGTTTTGAAGGGGCTTTGTTGTGAAACAAGGTCCTTTCTTAATATATATTAATTTGATACACAATTTGGACATAAACTTTTGGTATCTCATAGAAAAGTAGTATCTTTAGACATCCAAAAGAATAATAATTAAAAACGAGAAAATATGAAATCAAAAATCAGTACATTTATTATCGAGTGTCTTAGGACAGATGTGATAGACAATCTCGATACATTATTGTGGGAATACGGTAAATTCATGAAAGGAGTTTATGAGATAATCCCTAATTCTAATCTCATAGTATTGACTGTTAATAGTCTCACATCAGGTTTTCAATTGAATTTAAATGAGATTGAAAGTCACTTAGCAAATTCAGGTAGAGTCATCAAAACATTAATATTGTAATAATTATGGAAAACGAAGTAAAGACTAAAGTGTGTAAGAAATGTGGTAGAGAATTACCATTAGACCAATTTCATATGAATGATAATTGTAAAGATGGACATGTTGGTACATGTAAGAAGTGTAAAAGTGAACACGATAAATTGCGGAACCTGCTTAAAAAAGAAGCACAAGCAGGCATCCATAAAGTTTTTGTAAATCCTGACTTGGCAAAATTTACTCCAAGACAACTCATAGAAGAGCTACGTGGCAGAGGATATTCTGGTGAATTAAAGTATACTCAGACTATTAAAATTTAATTGAAAATTGTTGGACCGCGTGGTCCAAAGGTGTATCTTTAAGCATTCAAAAAAAAAGAAATATTATGAGAAGAAAGACGAATATTAATGATTTTAGATTCGAATTAGCAGGTTATGGACTCTATAGAGTAATATACGTAAGTCCAGCAACTGGAGGACAATGGTCGACAATGATTAACGATATGACATTGATTGATGCTACTAAAAACGCAGATGAACCGAAGCAGAAAGATTTGGAAAATTTGAAACGACTCTGTAAAAACAGTTAATGATTATGGATAGAAAGATACTCGAAAAAGCTAAGAAACTTCAAGCTCTTGTAGAAAGAGGTGAGATGGGTGAAGCATTAGCAGCTAAAAGAGCTTTAGATGCATTATGTTTGGCTAATGGATTGGATGTCGAAACTCTATTTAATGAAAAGAAAGAAAGGAAATATTTCAAATTGCCATATTATAATGAATACGCTCGGAAACTTCTATTTCAATGTTTACATAAAGTTTTAAATGTAGGTTCTATCGAGTATCGTTCTAATAAATATAAAACTGTTGTTTCTATTGAACTCACTGATGCTGAATATATTGAAACTAAAGAAATGTATGAATTCTATTTTAAACAATGGAAGAAAGAGGTTAAGTCGATGATGAACGATTTATACGAAGCATTTCTGAATAAATACGATATTTTTAGTGAAGATGCAGAATCAGATGATACAGAAATGACTCCTGAAAAATGGGAGAAGATTCTTCGAATAATGCGGATGAGTGAGCAGCTTGAAGATGTCTCCTTTTTAAAAGGAATCGAGTAACTTCAAATCATTTAATTGATAACAAAATTGTATTTTTATCAAATAAGGAAAACTGTTTCAAGTTGTTTATTTTGTTCAACCCAACTTATTTGTTAATTTACTGCAAACTTGAACAGTTTTCCTTTTAAACAATTATAAACGATGGCAAAATCAAAGAATCAAAACTTTGGAGTAGGAGATAGAGTGAAAATCCTACATTGTTCAAACTTGATGTTGGTAGGTAAGGTGAGTAGAATAGCAAGTATATGTGGAACTGGAAGTACGAAGTATTATCATCTTGAGATAGACGGTGAACAGCGCGCCTTCATTCCTCAAAATCTGGAATTAGTAGAAAAAATATAAAGATAAACAAAATATTTAATCAATTTAATAGAATTAGATTATGAAGACATTAAAAGAACTTCAGAAATTAGGCGGTTTTCAAGGAATTGGAGCTTTGAGATGTTCTTCTGGTAATACAACAGTAGCTATGTACCTTGAGAATGAATTTGTTAAGAATAAATATTCCCATGATTGGGATTTTGACATATTTCTTCCTAAATATGGTTTTAATTTGCAACGTCCTTATGTTTGGACTTTGCTTCAACAGCAAGAACTAATTTGGTCAATGATTTTAGGACGTTCTATTCCTCCTGTAATAGTTATTTTGCATGAGCATCGGAAGTTTGAGGTTATTGATGGTAAGCAGCGTATTTTAACAATCAAGCGTTTCTTAAATAATGAATTTCCAATTATTGTAGACGGAGAAGAAGTATTTTATAAAGATTTAGGAAATGATGTTCAGTATCAAATTCAAGCTCGTAATTCTTTGGTAGGAGAGATTTATTATTCTTATGATGATGAGAAGATAACAGATGACCAAAAGATAGCACTGTTTAATTTTTATAATTTTGCAGGTACGCCTCAAGAAGAAGCTCATCGCGAGAAGTTATTAAACGTTTTAAATAAGTGATTTATGAATATAGTAAAAGAATTAAACCAAACAACCAAAAAAGAATGACCTATACAGAAGAGAGAACCTACTGGTTCCAGTGCATGATAAAGGCACATGAGTACGGATTGGATGCGGAAGTGGCCGTAATGGCACTTGAATATTTGAAGGAAGACCCAAAGTTAAGTATAAGCCAATGTCTGGAAATGGCGCTAAAGGATTGGGATATATGATGCAGAGAGGGATTGTTTTATATATTGAGTAGTAGAAAAAGAAGGTTAAGAATCATGAAAGGAAATATATTTGACAAAATAAGAAAAGCATCTAATAAATACATAGAGTATATGATTGCTTGTGACTGTGTAGCCAAAGAAGCACAAAAACATATAGATTGGGACAATAATGTTTCGTGTGAATATTATCCCGGTGATGGAATATGTATAATGATAGACGAGCATGTTTGTTATGCTAATACATTCTTTGACTTGGTAGAAGAATCAGAAAACGGTATGCTTGATAGGGGAACTTTTATGAGAAATTGTATTTGACATGGAAAGATATAGGATTGTGAAAGAAATAGGGTATAGCGGCTGTATTCCGATAGTCGTGTATTGCGTACAAGTCAGAAAAGACAAACGTCTTTCGTCTGAATGGGTGAATGTAAAGGGGTTTGATACCTATAGGAAAGCAAGAGAGTTGTTGCATGTTTTAAACGGTGATTGATATGAAAACAATTAAGATTTCAAATTTACAAGAAGGGGATTTGTTCATGTATAAAGGCGTAATGTATGAAATTGTACATGAACAAATGGGAAACCTATTGTAAATATGTCAATGATAAAAGCCATTTAGGAGGATGGCTTTCAAGTGAATATCTTTATTGTAAATTTAGTAATTATACAAAAGTAGAGATTTAGATGCTATGAGTAAATATAGATACAAGGAAGTGAAGAACTATATCCACAACGAACTAAAGTTGACTAAAGAGGATATAAAGGAAATTATGATTCCAATTGTGAAAGAGGAAGTTAAACGTATCTTTCAAAACACCTATGGGAATGATGTCGATATAGAGAGGTGGGTTCGTTGTATGGTTTCCAACGAGATACAAAGACATGGTGATTACTCTATGATAAGGAATTTATGCAGGGAGATAATTAAGGAGGAAATTGCTGATAGGTTGTCAATTGATATAAGTCTTAAAAAGAAAGAGGGGTAAAATATGCAGAACGAAATTTCTTGGAATGAAAATACTCGTTATGAGATTTATAATCCATATATAGATATTCCTATTTTAGAACCGTGTGATGCACCCAAAATGAGAAAATATCGCCCAAAAGATGATAGATGTACAAACAAGCAGATTGCGAAACGCAGGAAGAGAAACAAGAACCGTAAAACACATAGGAAATGAGTAGGTTTGAGAAAGAAATTCTTCCTTTTATAGAAGAGGAAATTATGCGAAAACTCCGTACATACAATGTGTACAGTATAAAGGAGTATGAAGACATACGAAAGGCTGTGAGGTATTCAATAAGGTTTTGCAAGAAAAATAAAATTGTTCGATATGAAGATAAAAATTTAAACAAAGAAAGGAACAAGAAATGAAAAAGTACAAGGTTTTATTTTGTGATATGGACGGGACGCTGATTGAGACAGTAAGCGGTGAGACGTTTCCAAAGGGTATATGGGACATGAAGTTTAAGTTTGATGTTTTGGATGCAATAAAGAATTTGAATCCAAAAGCAATATTTATTGTAACGAATCAAGGAGGGATAGAAAAGGGTTTGTTTCCAGAATCATTTATTTATGTCAAATGCCAGTACGTGAATGATAGTATAATAGATTATTGCGGTATTGATACGTGTTTTAAATATTGTGGAAGCAATGATAGAAGCAACCCAATGAGAAAGCCTAATACTGGAATGCTTGAAGGGTTTTTTAATAAATATAAATCATGGGGTTATGCTTGTAATAAAAATGATTGCTTGATGATTGGTGATGCAAGCGGACTTGAAGGGCAGTTTTCGGACAGTGACAAGAAAACTGCCGAGAATTTCGGTATAGACTATATGGATGTCAGCGAGTTTGTAAAAGTTTACGGAAAAGAAATTTGATTATGGGATTTAATAGAGGAACAAAGTTAGGTGCAGAAAACAGAAAAGGGCATAGATGGATTAATCACCCTAATAACGCACATAAAAAGTGTACGAAGTGCGGCTGCATGGTTGACAGAACTTCTTCAAAAGGAGAAAATGTTTATATATATACGGATAGTAAAGGTAACAAATCGGCTGAATGTCCTAACTGTATTTGATTATGGAAGTAAAGAACGGAATAATAATAGACGGGGTGCTGCATGAAGTTGTAAATTATTCAAATGATTATGATTGCATTATATGTTCTCTTCATAAGGAATGCGATGAATTTGAAAGAAAATACAAAATACATTTGTGTAATATAATGAAGTGTTTTCGTTTCGCTAATCGTGGCAAAGTAACGGATATTAAGATAGATAAGGAGGAATAAATGATGCACCAGTGTAATTATTGTTGTTGGTATAATGAAAGATACGGGAATTGCGATTGTCCGTATGTAATGAAGAAGTTGTCTTGTGATAAAGCTAAAAAGGAGAAAGAAAGGAGAAAGAAAGGAGTGAGAAATGAAATTAAAACATCCATTAGATTGGTATAACGAAAACACACCATCAGAAGATGAAGAATACGAAAAGGGATGTCTATCTATCGCCTTGATAGTAGCAATCATTTTCATTGCATTAACGGTTGTAATTTTATCTTACGAATTATGAAATCAAAACAAGTATTATCAATAGAACAAATGAAGCACTTGCAGGAGCTTGGATTAGATACAAGTGATGCAAGTATGTACTGGAAAAGGGTATCACATGGAAGCCGTATTGATGATAAATCAAAAGGTAAATGGTTTTTGAGTTTACAGAAGGAGTTTCAAACTTGCGGGTTTATGTCGTATGAAACACTTCCTGCTTATACCTTGCAGGACATTCTCGACAAGCTGCCGACACTTATAATTATAAGTTCCGATTTTTATAAGATTTGCATTGAACCGTCTTGTGGATATTGGGATATATATTACTATAAATCTGATGCTACAGAACTTATCTCGAAAAAGTCTGAAAATATTATTGATGTGGCTTACGATATGTTGTGTTGGTGTATTGAAAATGGATATATTAAAAAGGAGGGTGAATAATGGAAGCACATGTAATGAAACTTGAAAACAACTGTGTAATTGTTGACGAGGAATATTTTAACGAGATAAAGAAGAAGGCAGAATTTAACCAGGAAAGGGTAAACGAGATTGCTGAGGAAAGGTTCTTGAAATACGTCAAAGAAAGCGGTATCAAACTTTCCTATAAAGTAAACGGAATACCCTATATGTTCCATTATGATTTGTTGAATGAATTGAATTATGAAGAGAGGGGTTATCCGGAATCCGTGTCAGAAAGGGTGAAGCATACTATCGCAGACGATATAACCGAGGCTTTGAATGATAAGCTTAAGGGATTGAAAGACGAGGCTTTGAATTATGCCTTAAGTGAGTTTGACAAACGGAAGTACGGTTTAGAGGCTACTGTAAAAATATGGAAACATTTTGCATTAATCTTTATCATTACAACTATTGTTCTAACAATTAGACTATTTATACAGCTATGACAGAAGAACTTGTAACATTAGAGACAGCGAAGCTACTAAAGGCGGCAGGATTTAAAGAATATATTAATACCTTTTACGATTTGGTGTATAAAGGAGGTAGTGGTCCTGAGTATGAGAGAGATGAAAGCTACGATGCCCAGAATTATAATGCAAGCGTTAACTCTTTCTCTGCCCCAACTCAATATATCGCCCAAAAGTGGCTGCGCGAAAACAAGAACCTGCATATCACTATATATAATAGTGCTTCCGGCTACACATACGATATATCTAAAGCGGATATGGGAACGGTACTTTATTGTTTCCCCGAAGGTCCGAATGATGCAGGTAATTGGGACACCTACGAGGAAGCATTAGAAGCTGGAATTATAAAAGCATTAAAATTGATATAATAAAGAAGATGATACAAAAGCTACTCGCACATCTCTATCAAAAGAGAGTGACAAAAACATATAATGATAATAACGATGGATTCATATGTAACTTCGTACTCACCTATAAAGATGAGAACGAGAACTATCATAATGTAAGTTGTTACAGTGTGAATTTCGAACCAATTGTGATTGGTAAAGAAAACCTCTACTATGTGGAGCTTGATGTACATTCAATACAAAACATAAAGTTCAATAACAAGAGAGATTATTTGAATCAAGCAAAGGTATTGAAAATGGACCTTCTAATCAATCCTTGGGAGATTGATATAATGAAGAAAGAAATTGAAAAGTATTATAATAAACAAAATTCGTAAATCATGTACTACTTATTAGAACAAGAAGATGAAGACCTCACATTCGAACAATTTGTAATGTCTCAAGAAGATAATGAAGAAATTATTGAAGAGACACAATTAATGAATGATGTTTGGTATTGAATCACAAAACCCATAGCATAAAAAGAATGTTTTATATATCTTTACCGATAATTACAATAAGTAACATGAGAAATGACACAGGTAAGTAGAGAAGATATAATTAAGGAGGCTCCTGACTTTGTTCAGATAGCCTCTAAACATATGCAAGATGCTTATGTGGAATACGAAAGAATCCGTATCAAATTAGACGAATGTCCCGACAGATTTGTCACATATGAAGGTCACAATGGCGTGTTACATTCAATTGACCTTAAATACGTGAATCTCAAGGGAGTAATGAAAAATCGTGGTGCAAAAGAAGAAGATATCAAAGATGCGCTTGAAATTCGTGCAAAAGTCATTGTACCACTACTTGCTCAATACAATAGAGCACGGTCAAAATATATGCATACATTCGACCTGTATAACGATAGGAGCAAGGCGCTTGCAAAGCTAACGCCAATGCTCCTCGACCTATTTGGCTCTATGTACTCAATAAAGGATGTCAAGAAGACAATCAAGAAGAGAGAAGGATATGATTTAGAAGAAGGAGAGTTGACAAAATTCTATAATGAAAATAAGTCAATAATTGAAAATAGGCAAAATAAATACGTAGTAAAGAGTGATAAGTATCGTGTAGCAACAGAAGCGGGACGATTAGAAATCCTTAATGATATACTCACAGACCTACAACTCAAATACGAAGACCATATCGATAGAGGCCAAGAGACAAAGGCATTGATTATATCACGAGAAATAAGAGCAATCCTGGAGCAAGCAAGAAAGGAAGTAAAAGGGAATGAACTCAAACTTACAGTTGACGGAAAAATAGATATAAACGCAACAATACATGGAGGAGAGAACATAAGTAGAGTGATGCGTGATATACCTATAAACAGTATAATCATTGGACTCGTAAGTGCCAAGTCAGGAATAAGGCCAGAGATAATGATAAACCAACTTGCAAGCTCCTGGTATAAGGACTTCAACGGATTCAATAAGAATATCCTTGGACAAGAGAAGATAATGCTACCTGGAGACCTCATAAAACAATACGATTGGAACGACTTGGAAAAGAAAAATAAACAATTCCTAAACGAAATGAAACCTATCGAATACACTGAGGCAGAGATAATTCAAGAGGAAGAAGGAATAAGTAAGAAAGACTTGATAAGACAGCGTCTAAGACAGATGAAAACTAACAATACACACTGACTTCGTTGTTCATAATTAGTGAAATTTTCTCGTAATTGTAGGCCTTAGGAGTCGCGATGATTGCTAAGGCCTTTCTATTTTTATGGAAATAGAATGAGATGAATAAAATAAGGTATTTTGTGCAGCGAGATTGATATCTGACGCGTGTATCGACTAATTGCTAATCATAGGATTCTATAAATAAGAATGGAAGGATATGAAGAAAAAGTACACAATTTGGACAACATTTTATGGTCGACCTGTTGTGTGGTCGAAGAATAAGGTGTATCTTTACAATATCAAAAGAAGAGACATGTGTAACAATTTAAAACAAAAAGATTATGAACGAAGTATTTAGACCATTGAGTGTAGGAGACCAAGTAAAGTTCTTATTGTTCAACGAGGACGAAGTAGTAACATTAACATGTACTGGTACATGTGACGAGACAGCGACATTAGGTTTCATTTCATTCATAGACAAGAGTAACAAAGAGTTCTACATGGACGAATGTGAAGTGCTCTATGCAAAGAATGGCGATGGTGACGAGATTGGAACAAGGTTCTATGAAGATAGTGAACGAGAGTATCTCTACGTGGATATCATTGATTATATGGGCGAGTTGTCATATGAGCAATTGCATAAAATAAAGATGTTCATCAAGACATTATGACAAAGAAGCTCACAATGAAGAGAATCAGGGAGATTATTCGGGAAGAAGAATACTCTCCCACCAAGATACTCCTGTCACTTGAAAAAGATGATGAATACATCTACCTAAGACCAAGATGGATGTTCAGGAATGTTATCAAGGAAGAGTTAGTAACAGCAGGTATCAAGTTTGAGAAGATAGTTGACAATGGACTTGTGTATAGAATAGAACCTCTAATTGATGTTGAAGTAGACGAGATATATTGAGACTATGAAGAATATATACTACACAAAAGGGAACTTGAAGAAGCCATGGAGAGTGACCTTCTATCATCATGGCAAGACCTATAATGTAGGCTACTTTGCTACGTCTGGAGAAGCACAATTAGCACTCAAGAAGGAGAAGGATAAGTTTAATATAAGCTACACGACGAGAGCTGGTCAGACGAAGCTCAAATCAAGTATTCCTACAATACTCAAGATTGTTGATAGTATACTGAATATAAGTGACGAGTTGACTACAAGAGACAAGAAGGATATTGAGAGTGCCAAAACATTACTCGAAAGAGTACTTGACAGGTACAAAAGATGAACGAGAAGTAGTATCTTTACACAGTGAGATGAGAAGTACGTTAAACCCTATTATTAATCCATGTTATACATTTGTTATAGTATTACTCATCTCATATCTATAAACTATAATTAAACAATTAAAAACATGAAAAGAGAAAAAGAATTCGTAGAGCTATTGAAGGGTAATAAAGTAGACCTCCTTAGCTGCAAGAAGAAGTATCCTGACGACTGGAGGCTTCGTTGTGCCGAAGTGATTGATGTCATTGATGAGCTTAAGATTGATTCAATAGTCGTTACAGAGGTGAAAGATGGTAAACTTGTACGTTACATGATATCATTCCCGACTGAAAAAGACCATGAAGCAACGACGTTCACCTATGATGAATTCACTTCACTCTACCAGAAGTATGATAAGGATGAAGAAGTCACTTATAAGATTTCACATTATGTCACAAAAGATGGTGAGAATCATGGTTATCCTATCACATTCGAAAGTGTGAATATCGATAAAGAAGGTGAGATATGTCTTGTCTGGAAAGACTATAAAGGTAACACTTATCTTGAGAAGTATTGATTGACCTATGACAGAAGAGACATTAAGTCAACTCATAGAATCAACATATAAACAACTCCCTAATAAATTGATGTTCCAAGAAGGGACAAAGTGGTCTGCAATGGTAGAAAGTAACACCTGGAGAAAGAAAGGTGTTGATGAAGAAATCATTGCAGACCATAAGACAATCAATTGTATCTATGAGATGATGGATGGAGATTGGGAGATGGTGACAATTAACGATATACCAATTGAAGAATGTATTGACTAAATATAAAGAAAGATTATGGAAAAGGATTTAAGAAACAACGTAAAGTTCATCTTGTTCTGCATAGAGTGTCTACAGGCTGGCGTGATAATGACACCTAAAGAATACGAAGTAGCGTTCATGGCGGCAGAGAAGTTCGAGGGATTTGACGACAAGAGCTTCGAGAACATGAAGCCCGAACAATTCGCGCCCCGTATGAATGCTATGTTGCAGGCTATGTCAAAGAGAAAACAAATCATTGAAGGACTTACATTCAACCTACTGACAAAGAAAAGTCTGGGTGAACTGATAGAAAGCAACCTTGTGGAAGAGGTAATGAAGGCAAAGCATATAGCCGCAGCAATGGCAGACGAACTGTTGGAACCGGACGAGAAACTGGAAAAGGTCGTGACGGATGGACGACGTGTCATTGAACATTTTATTGACCAATGGAAGAATGCCCTTATGGAAGAAAAGAAAGAGTATGAGCCGGAAAGTGACGCGGAAATTGTAGAATAATATGAAAGAAGATGTATTCCAAACAGCAATTTTCCTAAAGAAGAATATCGATAGATATAGACAAACTCTACAGGAATTGGAAAAGATGAAAGAAGATGAACGTATTCGTATTGCATCTAACACAATGAATATCTATATAGATAAAGAATTGACCAGAAAAGTAATTGAACTTATACAAGATGAGCTCAATAAAGAAATCATACACAATCAAAAAAGATTTGAAAATCTTTGAAAAAATTGGTTAATATGAATTAATCTTGTACTTTTACGATTGGAAATTTTCTTTCAAGTTTGACATATTTAAAGGTTAGGAGGAGGAATGAATTCGGTGACGATGAAGTTCCTCCTCCTTTTTAATTTAAAACAATTTATAAAGTTATGTATCCTAATAAGATTAGAATTAGTAATGGTGAAGGACAAGTAAGCATTACTGCAATAAGTAGAGCATTTGAAGTCGGTCAAGTTGCTGAGGATTTTGATTTGTCAAAGTACACCTCTGTGGAGCACGATAGTGATAAGAACTTCTTAATTATTCCATTAACTGCTGGAACTGTCAAAGTACACCTCTGTGGAGCTCCTTCTATTGAAACTTATACTATTAGTGAAACTGAGGTTTCCGCTTATATGGGTTCTCCTATGCCTTATCTTATTGATAAGGTGTTTGTTGACGGTACTACTGCACAATTTAATATAGGGTTATGATTGGGGTCGGTACAAGTCTTTTGTTTGACAGGAGGGCTGGCAAGGCTGGTCCTCCTATTCCACCCTTCAATAAAGCTATGGTGGACGCATGGTTTATGTCCGGCCCCTCTAATTCCGATAAGCCTAGTAGTATTACTGGTGTGATGGGTAACGAGATGATTCTTAAGAACTTTGCCTTTACATCAGAAAGCGGATTTGGTGAGGGAAATTATGAGGGTGCACTTGTGTTCGATGGCGTGGATGATTACGGTATCTGTACCCGACTTCCTATTATGACTGATTATACAGTAATATGCAGGAGGGTACTTGAAAATAATGCCAATAATGTTGTTGCTTCAAAAAGCATTAAGATTGGTAATGGAGCATTCATTTTTGAATATGGAAATAATGCTACATATTCTTTCAGTGAATATACGTCGTCTGGTCTGGCTGTAAATTTAAAAGATTCCGTTTCGTATCAAACTAAAAACTCTTATAATGGAAGTACGATTACGGTAGGCAATGCAGACGATACCGATACATTGACTTTGGGTATTATAAGAGAGGGAGACAGTAGACTTTTGAAAGGAGCTATCTCTTATTTCGCTCTTTACAACAAGTCTTTGACACCAGAAGAAATAGAGACCGAGAAGGAAAGACTTAATGAAGAATGGTTGAAAAGAAGCAAGGTCACGATACCGGAACCGGACGTCTATTACGACTTATCACTTAAGGACAATTCTTCTCCTACCCGTAACATCATAGACGATTTGTCGGGTAATGAACATGATGCAGAGATATTCAATGCAGCGTATACAGAGAGTAGCGGCTACAGGTCAGACGGTGCTTTTGTCTTTGATAGTATAGATGATTATGCGATAATGCAGAATGTTACGAAAGGATTCAAGACGTTGTTTATGGAAGTAATACCATCTTTAACTACCGATAAAAGTGGGTTCCTATACGACCAAAGAGTAGGTCAGACAAGTTTTGGAATAAGTATTTCATTAAATCATATAGCATACAATGCTTATAACTGGGGTGGAGTGACTTACATAAACGGAAAGCTGAATACTACTATGAATGAAAAAGAGGTCTATTTGAAACATCAGATTATCACGATAGTGAACGGTACAGATTTAAAGCCGCAAAAGGTGGTTCTTGGGGGTGATATAGGATTGGCCGGATATTTTTCAAATATGGTTCTCTACAAGCTTATCGGTTTCTATGACGAACTCACACCTTTGCAAATTGAGAAAGTAATTAATGACTATAAACTAAAATATGATTGATTATGAAGTGGTTAGTTGTACCCATAGAAGAACTGAAACAGTTCGACAAGGACTGGAAGATAAGACGAATGAGTAATGACGGTACGAAGGCGTTGCTACATGAAGAGACGTACAACATGCTTGTACCTCCTATCATGATGCTTTCGGAAGGTGAAGCAGTTATGAAAGATGTCGTTTATCCTTATCCTTTGATGGATGAAAACGAGATAGTGAATAGTAATGAATGGACTAAAAATGAAGAATTATGAAAAGAGATGAATTAATCAAAAAACTAAAACAATACTTCAAAATTGAAGAACTTGTTTGTCCGCATGTATACAATAAGTACAGAGAGGAGCAGATGTGGAGTTTCTTCTCTATGGCAGCACTTGAGACATTGTTGGTGCTACGTGAATATATTATCCAGAAGCCTTTTATCATCAACAATTGGAAGAATGGTGGTAGTTATTCGCAGCGTGGCCTTAGATGTAACATTTGTGCAATTCCTAAAGAAAAGACCAATCTTGAAAAGGTCTATATGAGTGCACATTGTACAGGCGAGGCATATGATATCACTGTACAAGGCATGAGTGCTGAAGAGGCACGTCAGCTCATTATAAAGAATCAGGATAACCTTCCTTATCCTATAAGACTTGAAGATGGAGTGAGTTGGTTACACGTCGATACTTACGATATGGGTAATGGTAAGAAGATAACTCTTTTCAGGGTATAAATTGAACTTTTATTTGCCAAGTTAGAATGCTCGTTATTTCTTGTTTAATTGCAAGTTTGACGAGCATTCTTTATATCTCTACATCTCATGTATTAAAATATGTTTAGACCTGTGGTCGAACTTTAAAGAATCTTAATTTCGACCACATTATTGGTGAAAGTGTTGCTACACGTGTCACAAAGGTGTATCTTTAGGTATCCAAAAGGAGATAATAAGTCAAACGATTTAAAAATAAAGATTATGGAAGCAAATTATTTTATCGTAGTGAATGAGAGTAAAAACGAAGTGTATTATGTTACGGAAAGTCAAGCAAGAGCGCAGCACTTCACAAAGTGCGTATACACAAAGTATGATAAGCACATAGTATGCAAGAAAGTTTATCTGAGCGAAAGCGATTTGAAAGAATATAGCGAGGTAGTAAGCAAGAAAAAATAAAAAATATAGGTTTGCGGTGAACCTTTTAAAATCGCAAACGTAGTTGTGCTATCAACAGGGTAAAAGTCTACAAACAATTACCAGAAAAAGTTGTCAGGTACATAAACTTTTGGTATCTTTAGGCATTCAAAAAAGAGTAACAATTTAAAAACGAGAAAATATGAAAACAACAGTTATGACAGTCGAGCAATTGAGAAAAAGAGCAAGTGAACTTGGTATTAAGAATATCAAAAAGTATAAGAAAGACGAACTTATCGCTCTTATCGAAGAGGCAGAAAAAGAGGTAGGACTTGAAGGCCAGACTCCTGAACAGAGACAAGCACTCAACGACTTCATCAAAACCTACAATGGTACTACTAAATGTAACAACGAACAAATCATAATCACTTTCGACGAAGCACATTTTGATGATGCAAAGAAGAATTATAAAGCCAAATCCTATGGCCTTACAATATTGAAAGCTGATGATACTCTTCGTACAATTTCTTTCACTATAAGTAAGAAGAGAAAATCTTCTACCAAAAGAGCAAGTTATCGTCAAGAAAAGCCTCGTGGTAAGCAATCGTTGGAAATCTATAACATGATACTGGAACATCCTAATTGGTCACATTACAAAATCCGTACAATCATGAATTGTACCTATACGAATGTACGTCGTGTATGGTTGCTCTATATAAAGGATAAATTTGAAGATAAAAGAGTTATCAAACCAACAAAGAAAAACAAGTAATTTGTTGTCCAATTGACGATAAATGTGTACCTTTACAATGTCAAACAAATTAAAAGAAATAAGGTTATGAAAGCAATCGTAGAAAACCCGTTAAATGTTAATCATTCACCAGTAGCAATTTCTCTTTATGTCAATATGCTTAACAAAATAGTTCAATGTAATGACGAAAAAGAACTGAGAGAAGCAATGAAGTTTATTTCTATGGATTATCCGGTTACGTTCAATTCTCTTTTTGATTACGGTTTCGGAAGAGATTATATGTGGGTCAGAGAGAGGGAAAACTGTAAACCTCTTCTCCTTGTCGAATTCTAAAAACTTATATATCATGAAAAAGCAGTTTATAAATTTCTTCAACGGTCGATTCGGCAAGAAGGTATTAAAGACTAAATATCGTGAATGGTGGGTTCGTTTCTGGTACGTAACCGGGGCAATCGCCTTTTGCTTCCTATTCTTCGGAATGATACAGTTCTTGTCCTGGATTTCCGATTTGATTAACTATGTTTTCTAATAAAAATATTTTACAATTATGAAAAAGGTATTGTGTGATAAAGACGGAAAGTTTATTTCTATTCACGATGAAGATTGCTATTTGTCAGAACTTGAAGACGGTGACTGTCTGACACATGAAGACGGTACGATAGTGATATACAAGGAGAATGAAAAAGACCCGTTGCTGGAAAACATGTATTTCCATGCTTATTACAAAAACTGTAGTCTTCATCTTCTTCCAGAAAGGACTTCTTCTTTCTATGACTACGTCAATTGCGGATATAGATTTTCCACGTCAGAAGAAAAGAGGTGCATGAACAACGTTCTTTCCGAAAATAGGGTATATTATGATGAGAAAGAAAAATGCCTTAAAACGCTTCGTTGGCGTGCCAAAATAGGCGATTCCTATTATTATATCAATTTTGATTCTTTTGAAGTATTTGTTGAGACAGAGTCAAACTTCTCAGGAGACAATAAGCGGTACGACAATGGGAACTATTTCCAGACCAAGGAGGAAGCAGAAAAGAAACTGACTGAAATTAAATCATTCTTCTTCAAATAAAATATATGAAAATGAAAACATTCAAAAGAAAGAATGTCACTGTTGAATGTGACTATGCTAAAGAGGGTGAGTCGTTCTCATCCATAATAGTGAAGATGAAGACTTTCGATAGTGGTACTATCATTGCAGAGAAAAGACTTGTTGATTCATCTTTCTCTAAAGAAAGAATCAACAAAATAGCTGAAGAATTACTTAAACAATATGCTACTGAATAAATTCAATATGAAAAGATATAAAGTTGGAGAAGTGTTTGAATACGAAGGCATGATATTGAAAGCAGTAGAAGACCATTTTAATCAAGTAGATAGAGGTTGTAAATGCTGCGCTTTAAGAAAATTACCATTATGTATAGAAATAGACTGTGGTACAATAGATTCGCCGTATATTCATTTTGTTAAAGTTTCAAAAGAAAAGCTTATTGCGGATGCACTGCCAATAATCCAGGATGTCGTGCCTTTGCCGCCGCTTGAAGATAAGACAAATTTTCTTGACGACTTGGATTTGAAACCTAAAAAGAAAGGTCTTTGGGACTATTTGAAATTATTATGGAATAAAATTAAATAAATTATGACAGAATTATATATTATAATTGCACTACTCGCAATACTCTTACTTCTATTTGTTATCTGGTTCCGGTATGATGCACGTCACAAAGATGAGATGCAAAGGTCAATCGATTCAATAGCTATTGACCTGATGCTAATGGGCAAGCGGGACTGGAATAGATACATCAATTCTATGATAAGTCATAAATTGAGACTTATTGAAGAAGAGAAGTATGAAGAAATTGAGAATATCAATAGAATGATAGATAAAGAAATTCGTGACTTTAAAGAATATTACGATGAATAAAATTCATTTTACCTACAAGAATGGCAATTGTCCTTATATTGATTGGCTTTGTGAGTCAAATAAATTGATACTCTTGTCTGATACAGAAATGTATAATCCTGAAACAGTTTCTCTTATCGAGGACATGCTTCAGATACCTGCACAGGATGTCCTTATTCTTCAAGCGAATAAGAATATCACTCCATTTGGATTAAGAAAGATTATGGATGTACTTGGTGAGATTTCATTTGAGAACAAAAGAAAGACCAATGAATTGTGTACTATCTATTTTTTTGAAAGTATGAATGCCCTCTATTGTGTTCCTCATGTAATCATACCTTGGTGGGAGCTTTGTGAGACAATGAGTGAGATAAAGATATCCTTACCGTATTTCAAACCTTCTGTACAATAGCTCAAAATGCATGTTAATCCTTGTTTAATTCGAGTTTTAACATGTATTGAATGGAATGATATTATTTAACAATTTAAAACTTTTAGATTATGACTGAATTGATTTTTATTTTTGGCTTAATATGTGTGGTAATTTACTTTTATCTTTGCTTTGAAGTAGCAGCGACAGCAGAAAGACTTAAGAGAAGTGTTGCTTTCTGGTTCTTCATGTCACTTTTCATAACACCTTTCTTTGCTGCTATAATGGTACATTGTTTAGGTAAGAGTGAATGAATATCAAGACACTTTAAGATTTGTATTTAAGAAAGAACTTGTAATTTTACAATCGAATTGAGTATACATTACAATTTATCCGTTTTAATTACATTATTCATGAAAAGAAGGCGTTGTGAAACGCCTTTTCTTTTTTAATAATACTTGAAGAAAGAAAGGAACTCATAATTTACTATCCCATCCTCCACAGCATTAGCTTCCTGTTCAAATACAATCTTACGATAAGATTCATGACCAATCTCTTGAAAACCTTTGAGCCATTTCTTGAACCCGAATTTCATAATAGGAGGTGTTTTCACTACTCCAATGATGAATCTTATCACATATTCAATACAGTACCAGATGTAGAATGTGAATGGAATAAGTAGCAATAACCAGAGTGTATCAAATACTAATGAGAATGCAAGCCAGATGAACCCTCCTAAAAACATACAATATTTCCATTGGAAGGAGTGAGTTTCTTCGTGCTTGATGAACTTTTCTGAATAATATTCAGGACCTTTCTTACATAAGAGCCAAAGCATGAGAAGAATTGCTTTGAAATTAGGCAACAATAATCGTGCCAATTTTGAATTGTAAATAATTTTCATACACAAATATATTTAGATTAAACAAACTGTCTAAAGATACAAACTTTTTCTTTGGTCGTACATTGAAAAATTTCTCATATTTTAACAGTGCTGAGAATCAAGTAGATACAACAATTCAAATCGTATAATCATATAACCAGAGGTTATAAGCATCTTCTTTTTATATATAGAAATAGAGAAAGATAATTATAACCAGCAGGTTATGTGATTATAAAGAGGATAAGGTCGTAACCCCCTAAGAATCAGTATAGAAATAATTCAGAAGAACCTGTTCATTGTTAGAGGAGATAAGTAGTGGTATCTTTACAGCATTAACGGAAGCCTCTGTGAAGAGTTTGTCTGTTTGAGTGTTGCATATTATAAATAGTCTAAGCGTAGACTATATCACATTTAGCACTTTTGTTTTAAGGAATTATAAGAGTACTCAGGTACTCTTATTTTTTTGTATATATTTGATATTAGAAATATTCTTTCTACTTTTACAACACTTAAAACGAAAGAATATGAATAAAAATAGCTTATATATTAAACTCAGAAAAACCAATCGTTACAATATCATATACGCTTTACTCAAAGCTGAAGGTAGAACATCCGCTGCAAAACAGCTCAGTGAAAGAACTGGAAATATCAGTAAAACCTTATTTACAAGTGAAGGTAAACTCAAGAAATGGATTATGAATGAAACCAATCTTGGCATAGTTGGTGTTTCAAGAAATCTATTGAGTTTGAAGTTAGATGGTATTTACACCTTCAATAAAGAGACTGGTGAAGTGCATATAGAAATAATCCCAGAGGATTTACTGCAATACTGCACAATTATTCCTAATTACATGAAGAAAGATTTCATTAAAGATAATAAGAAATATACTTGGACTGCTAATTGCCAATTGGTATTTGATTACTTGAATAGATTTAGAAATTGTTTAGAAGCTGGAGTTGAAAATAATTCATTTACAAGAGATTATAGAGAAATAAGAGAGATAAGAAGAAAAGTTATTGAGAATGAAATAACTAAAGAAGAAGCTGAAACTAAGATTGAGAAGATTTTATCAAGGACGAAATTATGTTACGATTCAATCAATCCTATTGCACAATTATACCTAAGGTCAAGGACTATAGCTAAGAACATTGGACTTACAGTTGATGAAGTGAGAAAAGTATTGAGACAATTCAGAGTATTTTTTGGCAGCAAAGCCTGGAGAAAACCTACAGAAACAGAAGTATTGACACGCGTTGATTATTGTTCAAAGAGTTATACGATAGATATTCCTAAGAGAAGTATGTTACGTGAAATGATTGAGAAATTCGAGAAGAAATGCGATAAAGTGATATCGAGAATGATTGAATTACCTTGTTCATACACTTATATTTGATAATTGATTAATTTAACGGGATAAGTTGTAGAGGTCAATTAAAATTGTTATTTTTACGCATTAAAACAATATTCCGTTTAAATTAATACAAATTACAATATGAATAATCCTAAAGAATTTACGCAAGATGAATTCAATAGATTTGTTGAGAAAAACAATCTTGAAGTATTCACCAAGGTGCAAGTAGACACATTCTCGAAGGATGTTGTCGAAAAATCAAAGAATAAGGAGATTGATGAATTTGAGATAACTTGTTGTATGGCTGACTATATGTCTTTGAAACCTGTATTTGTACGTAGAAATGATTTGATGAAGAGTTTGATGTTCTACAGAGAAGCGCAGAGAGAACCGGTTGAAATTCCTGATGGTATCTTCAAGTCTATAGATGATAGAATGTGTTTTTGCTACAAAGAGACTCCTTTGAATATCTTGAAAGGGATTGTAGGTATCAATTGTGCAGATGATGTTGCAATTGAGAAAGCAAAAGCTCTTCCGCTTGGAACAGAAAAGATGTATGGTGGTAAAATGTATGTCAAGACTGAGAAAGGTTGGAGACTGAAAGGTACTGGTAAAAAAGGTTTGGCAACAGATAAAGAAGCTCAAGAAAAGAAATTTATTGAGAATTTAGTTACTGCATATAAAAATCACGGTAAAGATAGTGTTCAATTTCAAACTGCTATGTTAGCCCCTAAAAATACTTATAAGGATGAAAAGGAGATAAATAGATTTTTAGGAAAGTTAAGTGCAGCTATAGAATCCGAAACTAAAGAATCTAAGAAAGAAGATAAAAAGACTTCTGGAAGTTCTTCAGCAAAAAGACCTTGTCAAACAAATTGCTAAAGATGAAAAGCTTTCTTTATTCGTTCAAAGTCTTCTTAAAGACTAATTAATCTTGAGGTTTAAAATGAAACATATAAGTAAATTCAAGAATTACATCTATAGCTTCTATTTTCCGGTACTTTTAAGTATTCCTATATCATTTTCGAATACAGCATCATTTATTGAGCAATATATGTTCCGTGATTGGGAATTCCTAAAATATCTAATGATATTAGTTGTAGTTGATACATTAGTAAGTTGGGTCTTTCATTTGAAGAATAAAGATTTTTCAAGTAAAGGGTTCGGAATGATTGCAATGAAGCTAATTATTTATAGCGCTCTGTTGATTGTTTCGCATGTATTAGGTAACTTTACGGTTGAAGGAGGAAGTATAGAATCATATACTTGGTTTAAATCGGTTGTATGTAATGCGTTGATTATACGCGAATCAATTTCAATTGTAGAAAATGCTTCTAAATTATATCCAAATTTAGTTCCAAGTCGAATCAAGAAGTACTTGGCTGATTTCGATGAAAACGGTTCTCCTAAAAATAAGAAAGATGGCAAGTGATTATTTACCTGGAGTTTATACTCGAATAGGAACTGAAGAAAACCCAGGAACATTTCGAGGAGGTAGTGGAAGCGGAATTTCTAATTCAATGCCACCTATTACTGTAAAACCTTGGGTTTTGAAGAATGATAAGTGGAATATGCGCGGATATTGGATTTCTGGTGGTATATTCAATATTCCTCCTGTATGGCTTATGAACAATGGCATTTGGAATAATTCGAATGTTTGGTTGAGTGACGGTATATGGAGAATGAATAAGACTTTATTCTCAGATAACGATATTTGGAATAATGAATTCGTTTGGATAAAAGATTTAATTTGGAAATTATGAATAAGATAGATTTTTATCAAATAACAGACGGTCAGACCGGTGCACAAGTAGCTTCAGGTTTAGATGATAATTTTAATGCCATTGAAGCAGCATTAAATGAAGTTGAAGCAGGAGCACAATTGAAAAAACCCTATTCAAATGGACCCTAATAGTGGCATTATTAATAGTGAAGAAGATTATAATACGATTCTCCCCGAATCTTATCTGACGGAATATCCGTGGCAGGCTGAATATGCAGATGGTCTTCCTTGGTTGTGGATGAACTTCAAAGCAAAGGTATCGGAAGGTACTCAGATTTGCATTAAGCATAATAACAAGTTCTGCGAGTTCACCAACATTCCAGAAACTATCGGTACCGCATCTGTCGATAAGAAGATTCTGACAATGAAGGAGAAGAACGAATATCTGGGTTTCGAGTGCCAGAAGGATTTGGGTGTTCAGAAAGCAGATTTGACTGGTATTTATCAGGTTTATGTACTTGATAAAAATGGTGCTGTAACACAAGAAATAGTTTTTGAATGTAAGTAATTAACAATTAAAAATAGAAAAGATTATGAGACTATATAGATTTATCGATACAGATAAGAAAATTGATACAGTAGTTGTAACTGATGGTAGTTGTGACCAAAAAAGAGTATTTATCACAGAAATCAGAGGAATTGTTGCTCCTGGTGATGTAAGTGTAACAGAAGATGAAGTAAGTGGAAGTGATGCTCTATTAAAACTTGGATTTCCTTGGAAAGTAGGTGAGTCTGTAATGCACGAAGAACTTGTTGCCTTTGCTGAAAATAAAGCACTTACTCTCGAATTAAATCCTCAGGGATTAAATGAGGTTGTTGCAGTGACAGCAGAATGGAATGATGAAAATGCGTGTGTAATTACAATCAAAACGACTATTCCTGCCCCTAAAGATGTAGATATTTACTTCCCTAATGATGTAAATCTTAACGAGAGTGCCGGAAGATTTGGTGTGATTCGTGGTGATAGAAAAACACTTACTACAAAGATAATGTCAGGCAAGCCGATGGAATTCACACTTGAAGACCTTGGTTTAGATGCAAAAGAAGATTTGAATGTAGTTATAATGGCTAACGATAATACATGGCGTAAGGAATTGACAGCAGAAAACGCATAAGGATTATGTTACGATTATTATTTACAACAGAAGATAATTCCAAACAACTGACTGTCATAACTGATGGTTTAGACAGTCAGTTGAATGTTTTTGTAACTGAAAACGTTGTTGGAGCAATTGAATATTATAAGTCTATCGGTATTGTAATTGAAGCTGGTCATACTTATAATATAGGACAGTTCAAGGAATGGGCGTTTAAGGCGCTTGTTAAGCTTATCTCATATCCGGAAGGATTCGGAGAAGAAGGCGCGGTATTGTCGGACGTGCAGGAAGTTGTGGAATACGTATTGGAGACTAAAGAACCTACACTCAATTTCCCTGCAAAGGGAGGTGATGATATGTGCGTGGTGACGTCTTCTAAGCAGACTTTTAAGAACGGGAAACCAGTAGGACATCCGGAAGGTGTACCAGTGGAATTCTCAATATCTGGGGCAGGATTCAAGGTTGACGGTGGAGGACAAGTAACGGTTGACGAGAACCCCAACAACACGACAAGAAAAGCGGTAGTGACGGTTAAACAGAATGAAAGCGGAAAGACATTGCAGATTACATGCAACCAGGCTGCATCTACTGTAACCTACGAATATGCGCTTACAGTAGACCCGACAGCGGTAACGTTCGACGGTGCAGGAGGTGAAAAGCTTGTCACTGTTACCTCTACAAGAACAAAAGTTCTGAATGGAGTAAAACAGCAGCCAGAAACATATCCTACTGATATAGAACTGGCAGGCGTAGGGTTCGATTATGAGGAAAGCGGAAATAACTACAATTTGAAAGCTTCTGAGAATACCGGAAGCTCACAGAGAACAGGAAAAGCGACTATTTCGCAGGATGGTGGAAAGACTGCGGAAGTGACACTTACACAGAATGCAGCTATAGTGACATATGATTATGCGTTGTCTGCCAATTCACAGACCATACAGTTTGTAGCGCTTGGAGAAACGAAGAGTTTACAAATTGTTTCAACAAGACAGAAAAAAGTCAACGGCAAGCCTTCCGGTGGTGTCGAGAAGGTAGATACGACTGCACAGATTACCGGAACTGGATTCAGCCAGACTTCATCTGAAACATCTAATGGAGAGAATTATAGTATAGTGGCGGCTGAAAATAAGGCAGAAACAGATAATAACGGTTCTATTACTATTACACAGACTGAAAGTAACAAGACGGTAAAGGTTACGTTAACACAGCTTGCAGCGACAGTTACCTATGAATATACATTGACTACAGACCCGACAACACTTTCATTTGCAGCAGCAGGAGAAACAAAGATATTCGGTGTTTCAAGCAAGAAGCAGAAGAAAGTGAATGGGAAGAATGACGGTTCACCTATGACGGTTGACTACACTACTGTAGTGAGTGGTACGGGATTTACCAAGGGTTCTACTGAATATTCTGTAGTGGCGGATGCAAATACTGGAGCACAGAGAACTGGAACAGCAGTGGTTACTACAACAGAAGGAAATAAGACAGCGACTGTTACTTTAACGCAATTAGCTGGAGCTTAAAATTATCTGACGATGGGAAAAAGAAATAAACGAAATTCTCAAATTAAGTCAAAGCCAGACTTTTTATCGAGTCTGGCTGGACTTTCTTTAGAAGAACTTGATTCGATACAAAAAGCAGCCCCTATGGCATTCCAAAGTAAACTTCAATCAGCTTTGAGTTCTAATGATACGGAAGAGTTGTTGAAAGCTAATTTGTATTTAGGCGAAATCAATAAGACGAATCCTCATATACAATCTGTTTTCTTTGACCCTAATGATTTAGCGGGGAATGGTAAAGGATTCAAAGATTCAAAGGGAGTTCTATCATTTTCTACTCTTCGAAGAATGGGAGATATTTATATCATTCGTGCAATAGTTAATACACGTATTGAGCAAGTCCAAAATTTTCTGCATTTTTCTGAAGATGAACAAAAAGAAGGATATACTATCCGAAGAAAGAAAAGTCTATTCAAAGAAGAGAAAGAAGATGAACTTTCTAACGAAGATAAAAGAAAGATAGAGAACATTGTGAAATTCCTTGAGAATGGAGGATGGAATGAGAAGTGGGATAATCTGGATAGTTTTCAAGAATTCGTTCGTAAGATAACATTCGATAGTCTTACATTGGACCAACTGGCATTTGAAGTTGTCAGGAGTCGTGATTGGGAATTGAAAAAATTCAGAGCTATTGATGCATCACTTATTCGATTTCTTGATACTGTTGACCCAAGACAAAGAGAAGCTTTTGAAGGATACAGGTTCAAAGGTTATTTACCAAGATATTGTATGGTATGGGATGATATGATTATTCGTAATCCTATGACAAAAGAACCAATTTTATATTATCCATGGGAGCTTGGATTTGGTATTAGAAACAAAACTTCTAATATTCGTAAGAATGGATATGGTACAAGTGAACTTGAAACTCTTGTAGAGATTATTACATGGATATTATGGGGAATGAGTTATAATGGATTATTTTTCAAACAAGGTTCTCAACCAAAAGGTTTTATTAATGTAAAGAATGCGAATATTTCACCATCAACATTGAATGAATTTCGTCAGGCATGGATGCAGACGATGAGGGGAGTTGAGAATTCTCATAGGGTACCGGTTATCAATGGTATCGATTTGGAATGGATTGACCTCCAGAAAGGAAACCGTGATATGGAATTCAATGATTGGTTGAAATTCTTGGTTATAATGAGTTGTTCTGTCTATAGAATAGACCCTACGGAATTAGGATTCCAATTCAAAGACCAAGCTCAAATCTTTGGACAAGATGGTCAAAAAGCCAGATTGCAACATAGTAGAGAGAAAGGTTTGAAACCTATTCTTGTGTTTCTTGAAAATGTGATTACCAAATATATCGTAAGTGAACTTGATGAAGATTTTGAATTTTCATTTACTGGTATTGAAGTTGAAGATGAAGAAGCTCAAGTAAAACTTGATGCTGAGAAGCTTGAAAAAGGTATGGTTGCAATGCAAGATATATTCCAGAAGTATTCAGGAAGACCACTTGACCCAGAAAACGATATCATTATCAATCAAGTTTATCAGACTGCAAAGCAAGCTGAACAACAGCAGCAGATGTATGGAGCGTCTGTTCCTGGAGAATCAGAAGAAGCAGGAGTTCCAAATGACGAAGAATCATTCAGTGAAAACCCGTTTGATAAGTATAAATCATTTGACAATAATCCTATACTTGCAGAAGCGATAAATTATTATAAAACTAATTTATACAAGTAATGCCGCCGATTAAAAAAGTTGATGGAGTTGATATCAAACAGATGGCTAAAAAGTCGAATGTTATATATCATACAAAGGACCCTATTCGTTATCCGAAAGTCCAATGTGGATATGAAGGATTGGCACAAGTTATGTTTTCAACTCAGGTCAATAATATGATGATAGATTTGACCAAGGAAATGACTAAAATTGCAAAACAATGATTTTCACTCCTGATGAAATACAGAGGTTATTCGATATTATAGATTATCGACTTGCAAGAATTGTTGCAGATGTTCTTGGTGAGAGTAAATTATCTTCTGAAGACAAGGAGTTATTAAAAAGGTATGGTTATAAATGGAAGGATGAATTGAAGAAATTGCCTCCATATTATCAATCATACCTTTTTGGTAGATTATCAGGACAATTGACTCCAAGTCAATTAAGGACATTGGATTATACTGACCTTTTGTCTTACATAGACAAGAAGCAGTATAAGGCATTGACAGCTTCAGAAAAAGCAATGTACGATGCTGCAGCGACCCGAACTTACTCCTATATAAAGACAATGGGGAAAAGAATGCGGGATATTCTTTCAAATTCTATATCTGAAGAGGAGGTTAAGCTAATAGCAGAAATTCAAAGACAACTTGAATTAACCACCATTAAGAAGGAAATAATTGAAGGAACTTTGAAAAAGAAATCAATCCAATCTATTATCAGTAGTATAGGACATTCGTTGGACGATTGGAATAGAGATTGGGGCAGAATAGTCGAGACTGAAATGCAATATGTTTATCAAATAGGTGTAGCACAACAGATAATGAATGAACATGGTGCAGAAGCATTGGTATATAAACAAGTATACCCTGGTGCGTGTAAATATTGTCAACAACTCTATACAACTGGAGGTGTAGGTACGAAGCCAAGAATATTCAAGTTGATTGACCTAATAGCGAATGGTGACAATATAGGTTTAAAGTCAAAAGATTGGAAACCAACTCTTGGACCAATTCATCCATTTTGTAGGTGTAATATGCGTTATATCCCGAAATCATATGTTTGGAATGACGAAACACAATCATTTGAACCAGTCAAACATTTTGATAGAAAAGTTGAGAGAAGAAGTAAAGTTAAAATAACAGTCGGCAATAAAGAGTTTATAGTATGATAGGATACAAAGGAGATGTGTTAGTACAAGTCTTGAGAAAGAAGGTTGAAACTTACGAAGATAGTAGACTTAAAGAAGAGAGGTTTGAAGATGAATTCATCAAAATCAGTGACCTTAATAAGGATGGGATTGATTTCGTCAAGATGCTTCATATCCCTACATTCAGTTTCAGATATATGCCAGCAAAAATAAATGTAGGAGGTTACGACGGTAAGATGTTTATATTGACACTTGAGAATGGTGAAGAAATTTCGATTTGCGAAAGTCAGAAATTATTTATTGGCAAATATTCTCAAGAATGTTGTTTACCTATTTTAGATGAAAAACTTTTAAGTGAGATGACTGAAGGTGAGTGTTTGAATAGAATATCAGGTTCATCTTTAAGGTCAAATAGTGAGGAACGAAAATTATCGATTGAAGAATATGCAAAAAGTTTTGAAGATACATCTAAAAGTCATTTTGGTGTAAGAAAACTTATTGTTAAAGATATTAAAGAAACTACATACAAAGGAACTCTTTATAATTTGATAGCTCCTATAGAATACGTTATCCAAGATTTTAGTGGGACATTGAAAACAATAATACATGAATAATATGAAAGGTGGTTTTAATTCAAGTTTTGTCGAAGTAAAGACATTCGAAGGGCCTAAGTTCATTAAAGACCTGAAGGTTGGTGAATTGATTGCGAATAAAAATGGATTTACAAAATTAGAAGCTCTTTATAAAAGAGCTGCGCGTTTTGACGAATCTGTCTATAATGTATATTGTCATGCTGATGAAGAAGTGGTTTTAGATAGGATATCAGGAGAACAATTGCTTTACGTTATAGATTCAAACAAAAAGACTTGTTCATTTACAAAAGTCTCTAAATTAAAACCAGGAATGAAACTTGAAGGTAGAAAGAATAGTTATATAGTTGACCGTATTGAGAAACTTGAAACTGTGAACAGATTCTTTTACAACGTCTATATAGGTGAACGTGATTTTTATTACGTTGAAGATATTCGTATCAAGAGTGATATTTCATAAATAGAATTCGTATATTTAGGACAAAAATTATAAAGCTATGAATATAAAGAAATTATTTGGTTTTCGTTCAAAAGAAGAAAAAATCAATCAGTACAGAAAACTTCTTCAAAAATCTCAAGATATCAATAAAGAGATAGATAATCTTGCAGATGAGTTTGCACAACAGAATAGTATTATTAAAAGTATCTCCACTTTAGATGCAGAAGAGAAAGAAGATGCTTTGAAAAGATACGATTCTTTTTTGAAGGAACATACGAAACATGTTGCAAGTATCCAGAAAGAAAAGACTTCTATAGAAAAGTCTATAAAATTATTAGAAGATGATACTGAAATTGCAGAAGCACTTGTAGATATGAAAGACCTCTTTGAAGCTAAAGGATTGTGTAAATCTGGTGTAATTTCAAAGTCTATTTACAATGACATTATCAAAGCGAAGATTGGTAAAGTGAAATATGCAGATGTGCTTTTATTTAGAGGGGACAAACTTCTTATCCTACAGAGAGTTGGTGATATGGGTGAAAGTACTACTGAATGGTGTATTCCTGGAGGTCATGTAGATGCAGGAGAAGAATGGCGTGAAGCAGCTCATAGAGAATTATTTGAAGAGACTGGATTAGATGTTCCTGAAGATTTGCTTTATCCAGTTGGAATCGCGACAGGTAAAGATTTTGAAATTCATTATTTTATAGGTCATATTGATAGTGAAGCTCCAGCTTCATTGTTGCTTGATAGTGAAGAAGAAATTGGTTCTGCTTGGATTAATCCATCTACAGAGTTAGATGATTATGATTTCATTTTTGATATGAAAGACAATATCAAACGAATTTTAGGACTTGAAGTATCTGAAAATAAAGTTTTGAAGATTATGAAGGCATTTTTGAACGGCGATATTTCAGAAAAAGTTTTCGGTGATGTTTGTAAATCATGTCCAGAGGATATCAAAAAAGCAAATAATAAAACTTATTTTTCACATACAGAAAGAAAAGACCTTGCAAAGAAAGGTGAAGCAATGCCGAATGGAAAATATCCTATAAGGAATAGTCAGGACTTGAAAGATGCTATCAAATTGGTAGGAGCTTCTAATATGCCAGAATCAAAAGTGAAAGCGTGGATTAAGAAACGTGCAAAGGAACTTGGTCTTGAAAATGAACTTCCTGATGATTGGAAAGAAAAAGAGAATGTTGAAAAGACTATGGATTGCGATAGTGTCAATGCTTTATGTAAAGAAGATTTAGATAAGGAGACAAAAGAACCTGAAGGTGATGGTATAGAAAAATCTACTGAGATTGAAACTGAAGAACCGACAGGTTTTAGAATGTTGATTGACTTCAATGACCTTGACCAAGCTGATATGTTTAAATCTCTATTGAATGAGATGAAAAACGAAGGAAAACTCGATATAAACAAGATTCTTGTTTCTGATGAAGAAATAGAGAAATCTTGGGGTATAGATGACATTCGTAAAGAGATGAATAGTAATATTTCTTTAGATGATGGTTCTGAGATTCTAAAAGCAAAAGATGAGATGTATAAAGTGTTTGCTGATTTTGCTAATTTTATTGAAGGTGTGAAAACGAGGTCAAAGAATATCCATTGGAGTGAAGAAGATAACGCTAAACATCAATATCTCGATGATTTGATAGAGGAGCTTTCAGATTATGAAGATAAGATAATGGAAGCAGGCCAGTCAGAATTCGGACGATTCAAAGAAGGTGAGATTAGTGGTGAAGAAATTGAAGTCGATGACCCGATAGCATTAATAAATCTAATCATTGAAAGGACAAAAGAATTCTATTCTAAACTTGAAGACAAGCAAAATTATGCAGGTGAAAAGTCTTGGGTTGAAGATTTTATGGCAACACTCAAACAGACGAAGTATCGTTTGCAGTTACATTAAGAATTCGTTTTAATAATGGAGGGAAATTAAAAAGTCCCTCTATTGCCTATAGAATTAGATATGATTGATATAAATTCTTTTAATGAAATAACGAAAGCTAAGAAAGCGTCTCCTGTTGGTACAGAAAAGACGTGGGGCGGTAAAGTGTATATAAAAACTGCTAATGGTTGGAAACCTAAAGGAAAAGGAAAATCTTCGAAAAAAGACGAACAACTTGAAGTAAAAACTGCAAAAGTTGATTATTCTCAACATGCATCTAAAGCAAGTGATGAACAGTTACAAGCTGCAATCAATGATAAAGATGCTTCTCCTGAAGTCAAGCAGGCAGCCCAAAAGGAAATCGAAAATCGTAAGGGTAAAGTATCAGATGATAAATCTGCAAAAGAACTTGGTATTACATCAGCTCTTCAACGTATTCTCGATGCTCAAGAAAAAGGTGAACTTGATTTAGATTTGTCTGTGATTGACAAAATCAAAGAAAAGACAGCTAAGAATAAAGAGGTGAAAGAAACTAAACCTATAGACGAAAAGACACTTGATTCTAAGTTGGATAAATTGAAACAAGATATTTCTGATAGTATCGATAAGAAACTTAATGAAATGAATGGTTTCAAGAAAATCACTCAAACCTATGTTAAGGTTGATGGTCAGACAATTGTTCTCAATATGAAGGGAGAGGATAAATATAAAGCTAAGAAAGGTTCTTTCTATATGGAATCTAAGCCAAATGAATCTCTCAATGAATTCAAGAAACGGGTGAAGGAGGAATTTGAAAAGACTCTTAAAAAAGAAGAATCTAAATCAGAACCTGCAGTAGAAGCTAAGAAACCAGAATCAACGAAAGTTGAAGAGAAGAAAGATAAAATTGATAAACCAGTAGTCAAAATGGATTCTATAAAGTCACAAGCTGGTATAATAATGTATGGCAAGATTCTACAGCAGTTAGATGAAGGTAAGGCTGTCGAATTTACTGAAAATGGTGTAGATTATAGATTTTCTCGAGACGAAGATGAGGGAGAATATGTATTAGAAGATTTGAGTAATAATAAATCTATGTCTTGGCCGAAACATCAAGGTGCTTTTGTTTTGAAAGATAATATGAAAAAATTAGATACTAAAGAAGAAAAGAACGATGTGAAGTTTGAAGCTGAGAAAGAATTCAAAGAATTCTTGAAGAAAAGGAATTCTCAAAACAGTACTTTATCTGATGACCAAAGAGAAAGATTTACAAAAGCACTTGATTCAGTTACCGTTGATGAAGGTATTAAGGAAAAATTTAAAGATTATATCAAAAATGAAGAATTTGATGAAATTCTTGATAACTATTCGAGATTAAAAACAAATTACAGAGCTGAAGTGAATAAAATGCTTATTGATTCAGGTTATCTTCCAGTAGCTAATGGTGTTTTATATTCAGAATGGAATGGTGCGAAGTATAAACATTTTACAGGTCATACTTTCGAAGATGAAGGTGAAATGATAGATTATTATGAAAAACAAGGTAAAAAGTTAAAAGTTACTAAGACTCAATATAAAGCTTTAAAAAGATATATGGGTACTGATTATGAAGCTATTCGAGATTATAATTACGGTAAAGGTGGTGGAACAGGAATTGCTTTAATGGCTCAATTAATTGCTGAAGCAATAGATAAAAATCCTTGCAAAGAAAATTTAGTTTTGTATAGAAGATTAGAAGCAAGAGATATGAATAGCCTAAATGAATTATTGAACGCTGAAGTTGGTTCTGTTATAGAAGATAAGAGTTTTAGTTCGTTTTCATTAAAACAACTATCTTCGTTTGGAAGTGACTTCCAAATAACACTATTGGCTAAGAAAGGAGATAAAGTTGCGAATATCAATAATACAATTGCTGAATATGAATACTTGACACAGAGATTCAGTAAATTCAAAGTTCTTGCTAAAGGACTTAATTCAATTGTTGTCGAAATGGTGTAACTTTTTATTAGAATTGTTGGACCACATTAATAAAAGGTGTATCTTTAGATACTAAAAAGAAAAAGCTAATGGAAACAAAGAAAGTATCAAGATGGAATGACTGCAGTACAATGAGTATTATTCATACTCCTACTGAAGAAGAGAGGAAAAAAGCAACTGATGAAATGGTTGACAATGCAATTAAAAATGCAAAGAAATTCGAGAACAATGAAAGAGAAGATAAGAAATAGTATTAGAGCCTATATCCTTGGAGATGTACTTGGTGTTCCTTTTGAATTTAGAAGTGAAGGAACATTTCTCTGTTGTGGATTCGCTTCAGGAGGAATTCATGGACAGATAGAGGGAACATGGTCTGACGATACATCTGTTTTATTGTGTTTATTAGATGCTTTTTGTACGCCTGGAGAAAACATCAAGAAGATTGATAAATTCGAAAAGAACTTAGATTTATGGTATAAAAACAAGAAATTCAATACAGGAAGTAGATTGTTTGATATTGGAAATCAAACAGCAGAATCAATACAACGAAAGGGATGTTCAAGAACAGATAGAATGGGCAATGGTGCATTGTTTTATTCACTTCCTATTGCAATAGCTTGTTTGAATGAATCTGATGAATATACGAAAAATCTATTTGAAGCGTTTTGTTGCTATACACATAATAATAAGAATTGTTTTGAATTCGGTAGTAAATTTTGTTGCATACTCAAAAATTTGTTAGGAGATTTGCCAGTGGAAAATCTTGAGGTGAATGATTATGATAATAGAGGTGATGTGATAAATACATATAATCTCGTGATTGATAATTATTTAGCGCAAGAAAATAAGAATTCTACACTTTTTGAAGACCTTTGTTCAGTTATTAATTATGGCGAAGATACTGATACAAATGCAGCGATTTTCGGTGCAATTATGGGAACGAAGAAGAAAGTTTCTGAAAATGATTGGAAAAGAGTGAGAAGATATAAAGAAATCGACAATTTGATTGATAAATTTCTAAATTCGGTGATTATGGAACAGAAACGAAAATGTTTGAAATAGGTTCAAGATTTAACTTTTTTACAGAAGCTGACTTTGAGAAATCTTCTTTTAATCCTCTCGATTATCCAATTGGTGATGATAGGAGATACGAAAGAATGATATTCGAGGGGTTGGCTTCCGATGCATCTGAAGATGCAGAAGGTGAATCTATGGAACCTAATGGTTTTATAATTGACCGATTTTTGAAACATGGTTTAATAAATTTAGACCATTTAACTTCTCGCTCACCTATTAATAAATCTCGTTTTTGGATTGGAGCACCTATTAGTGCAAAAGTCGAAAATAATAAGTTTTATGTAAAATGTCAACTTTGGAAAAAATCTCCTGAAGCAAGAGCATTTTATGATAAAGCACTTGAGATGAAAGAATCAGGTACCAATCGTAAACCTGGTTTTAGTATAGAAGGTAAAGCTCTTGAAAGAGATAAGTCAAATCCTAAGAAAATCAAAAAAGCTCTTATTACGAATCTTGCGATGACTATGACTCCAGTGAATGCAAATACTTTTGCGGATATTGTAAAGGGAGTTCAAACTAAGGATTATGTAGATTACGAATTTGAATCTGATAAAGATTTTCGAACAACTAACATTTTACTTGAAATGGAAAAGGATGGACATATTCTTTCCATTGATAAAGATTTCCGAATTAGAATTGAACCTCTTAAAGCGAAGAATGATGAGATTCTTAAAAATCTATTCAAAAGTTATGAAGAGGGTCATATTTCTATAAATGTTCTTCAAGATTTCTTAAAAAGTCAGCGAATTTAATTTGTAAAATAAAAATTTGGTTCTATTTTTACGTAAACATAAATTTTAATTAAAATGAAAAAGGAATATTTAGACAACAAAATCGTAAAGTCACTGTTGGATGCAAACTTTAGCGAGGAATATATCGAAAAAGCAATAGCTAATGGCGATATTAAGATTGAAAAATCTGAAGATAAAGCAGCTCGTGGTGACCATGAGTCTGAAACAAAAGAAGAGAAAGATATTGACAAACTTGAAAAAGAGGCTGTCAAGAAAGAAGAGAAGGTGAAAGAGGATGAAAAGAATACTGCCGAAGATAAGAATGCAGAAGGCGAAATGATGAAATCTATGGAATCAATGATTATGAAGTCTGTAGGTTCAGTCTTTACTCCTATCATTGAACGTATGGCTGAAAGTCTGGATAATTTGAGTGCCAAGATGGATAAGTTTGGCCAAGAAGCACCGAAGTTCCGTTCAGAAGGTTTGGACAACATGTCAGCTATTCAGAAGTCTATGACTTTTGAAAAAGATAATAACGGAAAGATTGAACTTAATATCATTAATCAACGTCCGATGGTAGCTAAGATGATTGAAAAAGCTCTCACTAACGAAAGTGATGATTCAATCAGAAAATCTTTGGAAGCCGATGCATTGAATTATATGACTAACCCTTATGCTGAAACAATAGGTGAAGAGTTGGCTCGTTACATGTACACTAAGAATGGTATTAAATTTGTAAAGTAAATTCGGATTTAAATTATAAATAAAAATAAGTTATGGATTTGTATCAATACACTAATAACGGAACAGATATCGATTTGTTCGATGGACTGTCATCAAACGATATCTTGAAAGCTATGGAAGCCGGTTCTATGACCGGTATGCAATACAACAATATGATTAATAATGGTGGAGGTCTGAAAGTTGAATCTCTGGATTCAGTCTTAAAGATTTTGACCAATAGATTGAATCAGTTGGTGTATTACATGGAAATGCCGAAACAGAAGATTAAACAGAATGTTCATCAGTACAACCAGTTGTATAAGTACGGTGAAGATGTAAGTATCTTCAATACTGAAGGTGAGACTCCGGAAGAAACCGATTCTCAATACAGACGTAAGTCAATCTTGACTAAGTACATGGGTGTTACTGGTCAAGTGACTCATCCTGCAATGATTGCTGAATACAACAGTATTAACAATATGTATACTCAGGAAGTTGAGAATAAAACTATCTTGCTGCAGACATTGATTGATACAGCATTGACAAGTGCAGACTCTTCTTGTGTTGATATCGAGTTTGATGGTGTATTCCGTCAGCACATGTTGGGTGTCAACGAGATGGACGGTGGTACTGCTGAAGGCAAGACTTCTGAACAATTGCTCGATGGTTACTTCAATAGTCCGGCTGTTATCGATGCTCAGAATCAGGTTCTGAATGATAAGATGATTCAAGATGCATCTAATGTTGTAGTAAACGTTTATAACGGTTATATCGACCGTATCATTTCTAACCCGATTGTATTTAACAATTACGTACAACAGTTCCATGAAAGCAAGCGAGTTATTGTAGGTCTTGCAGCTTCTGTAACTGGTGCTACTATGGGTCAGTCTGTAAACGATGTTACAACCCAGTTCGGTAAGATTAATATTAAGAACGACCGTTACTTTGATGTTCGCAAACCTATTAGAGTGGGTAAGGGTGCTACAAGTCCGAAAGCTCCGGTTGCTCCGACTGCTGGAACAGCAATTAAGGTTAATAATGCTGATACTAAGACTAACTTTGGTCGTCATGCAGGTGCTTATGGTTACTTGGTAACTGCTAAGAATCGTTATGGTGAATCTGCACCTTTGAATATTACATCTGCTGGTGCTCAAGCTGTTACTGCAACTCAGTCAGTTGAGTTCGGTGTTACTGCTGGTGTAGGTGGTGCTTATGCAGCTTCTTCATTTGTTATTTATCGTACAAAGAAAGATGCCGTTTTGAATGATACGACAGAATACTTCCCGATTTTTGAAGTACCTGTTTCTCAGATGGCAACTGGTTATGATGGTGCTGCTGCAAATTGCGTACGTGACCGCAACCGTATCATTGCAGGTACCAAGTCTGCCTTGGTATATTACAATGATAGTCAGATTAACGAATATTTGCAGTTCTCTGATACTGTTAAGATGGACTTTGCAGTTACTGCTCCGAGTCGTCGATTCTGTATCTTGAATTACGGTACTCCGGTATTGTATCAGCCTGCTAAGATTGTACGTATCGTTAACATTGGTGACGAAGGTTTGTAATCTAATTGTAATAAATTGTTTCAAAAGGGGAGGGAGATTAAAAGAACTCCTTCTCCTTTTTATTTTTAAATTAGTGAATTATGGTAACAATTAAAAGTAGAGTTTATTCCCAACACACTCTGAAGTTCAAGAATGGGACAGTAAAATTTTGTAATGGTGTAGCAACTGTATCTGACGAATTGTATCAAGAAATTGTCGATGGTCAGTTTCCTAACATTTATAAAGAAGGTGAAGAACCGGAATATAAGACGAAAATGGAAGAGCAATTGCGCACAGAAATCAAGAAAGATAATGAAGAGTACGAAAATGAGATTCGTAGATTGAAAAATGTTATTGAATCTCAGGAAATTGAACTCTCTAAAAAAGATGGTGAAATCGAATCTTGGAAGAAATTGGTTGAAGAGTTGAAAGCTGGAAAAACTGAATCAGTAAAGACTGAAATTCAAGAAATAACCAAAGAAGAAATTGAAGACGATAATTTGTTAGCAGATTTGAAAGCAACAAAAGTCGACGACTTGAAAGCTCTTGCAATGTCGGAAGAAGGTGGTAATTATTCTGAAGAGGACTTGAAAGGCAAAAGAAAAGATGAAATTATTGAAATGATTTTGAGTAAAGCATAACATACTATTACAATGGGTCAACTAACTTTGAAAATAAAATACAGAAAGAATACTGGTTTAGCTCTTTCTGTCGCTGAAATTTGGTCTCTATATCTTTTCGGTATAAAAATCGAAGGAGGGGAAGGGACATCCTTTTCAGATGAAAATATGAGATTCTATATAGAGTCTGCACAGAGAGATGTAGAGAATTGGTTTAATCTACGTTTTATGAAGCAGTTAGTTGACCAAACTCTTTCATATTATCGTTCAGATTATTGGCAACAATTCCCGATACTTCAGACGAATTATCCTGTACGAGTTCCTTTATCTATGATTGGTATGCTGAATAAAATGGAGCAAATTATATATCCACAAGGATGGTTGTTCTGTGAATATGATACAGCAATGAATCAAGGGAAAAGGAGAATTAGTGTAGTACCTACTGGCTCATCAACGACTCAAGGAAATGCCGAAGTTATTTTGACTGGAATTACATCTCAGATTGGAACTCAAAGATATGAGAATATTCCTGATTATTGGAGAATTCAATATATTACGGGATGGGATATAGATGATATGCCGATGGATTTGTTGAATATAGTCGGGATGTTGGCTACTTTCGGCCCGTTAAACATCGCAGGAGATTTGGTCCTTGGTGTTGCTGGTGTATCAAGTCAATCGTTAAGTATAGATGGTTTAAGTCAAAGTATAGGTACAACGGCAAGTGCAACATCAGCAGCATATTCAGCAAGACTCATTCAATATAAAAAGGATATTGATAGTGCAGTGAGTAGATTGAAACTCGTCTATGATGAAGTTAAATTTAGAGTATTCTAATTATGGAACAGAAGAATATCTTACAGACACCTAATCCAGGTTTGAGTAATTTCAGACCAGAATTCTATAAGGATGAGTTTGAAAAAGCTATCTTTGCCAAAGGTTACGATGTAACACTCGAGACAGCATTAAGATGTCCTTGTCATGGAAGAGATGCAGCTTTACCTGATTGTCAGAATTGTTTTGGTACTGGTTACTTCTATGTCAATCCTACAAAAACAAAAGCTCTTATAACTGGGATTAATCAGAATAACCAATATAAGAATTGGACTGAAGCTTTATTAGGAACATTTGCAGTGACAGTAATCGATAAAGACAAACCTAATTTAGGTTATTTCAATCGTATAACTTTTGAGACAGAATATTCTTACTTCAGTGAGAATTTGGAAATAAGAGAAATGAACGGGGAGTTTTTCGTTTTTACGACATATCGAGTGATTGACTTGATATCTCTTCATACTTTTATTTCATCTACTGAAAAATTAAGTAAAACGAATCAAGCTCATGTAAATCCTGAAAATCCTTATTGTCTGATATTGGATTTTGAACCTCCTACAAATGGAGTAGTAAGTGTTTATTATAAGCATAAAATCGAGGGACATGTACTCGACTTACCACATGAAGTAAGAGCATCTTGGGAAACAAGTAAAATAAAAGGCTCTCTACAAAAGATACAACTTCCAGTTCAAGCAATAGTAAGAAGAAGTCATTTAATAGCAATAGAAAAACCGAATTTCGATGGTTCAGGCGTAATAATTAACGACAATATATAATGGCAGCGTTACCGATTAGAATAGACTTAAGTGATGTAGTTCAAGAATTCACCTTGAATCAAGATGAGTCGAACTTACTGGCTACAGCTATTATTGATAGTGTAATTCAAGAATATTCTATGAAGTGGCAAGATTTAGTTAACAAAGAACTGAAAAGCTCAAGACTTGAATATCTTAAAGCAATGTATATCGAGAGACCTTCTGGAACAGAAGCTGTCTTTGGATTATCTGCAAGAGAAAGCAAACTCGCTTTAATGATAGAAGAAGGTACAGGTCCATTTGACGAGAAACCAGGATTTCAAAAATCATCTAAAGCGAAACAAAAGAAGAATGGACTTGGTTGGTTTTTGACCGTACCGTTCCGCCATGCGACACCGCAAGCGATTGCTGAAGCAGGAATATTCAGTTCAATTATGCCTCAGGATGTATATCAACTTGCTAAAAATTCACCAATGCCATTAAAAAGGTCTCAACTACCTGAAAGTCAACAAATACCTGGTGTAAGAAAAGAAATTAATGTTCCTGGATTAAAAGTTCCAGAATATATTCATAAAGCAGCTAAATACGAAGGTCTTGTACGAGTTGAAGCTTCAAGTTCAGAAAATGAGAATAGAGGTCAATATATGACATTCAGAAGAGTCAGTGATAATTCTGACCCTAATAGCTGGTTCAATGGTGGTATTATTGCTAAGAGATTAATGGATAGGGCACTCGAAATTGCTCAGATAGATAGAGTTGCTGATATGGCTATTGACGAAACATTAGAAAGGATATTAAATAACAAATGATATGATAGAAATAATCCGTGTAAAACAGCTTATTCTAAACTTATTGGAATATATACCCAAAGATTTAGAAAATCATAAAAATGACGAAGAAAATACTTTCCTATATAGATTGTTATATGGAATGAAGGATGGAAATTTTGATTTCTATCAACAAGCAAAATCGTTATTCACTCGTTCATCTGCTAATCCGAGGAAAATAGAAGTAAGACTTGAATTTCCTAAAGATAAGACGGGATTACCTTGTTACGTCATAAGAGAACCAGGTAAAACAAAAGGACCTGCTAATTCAATAGGTAAATTGAATGGTGAAATTTATACTCCTGATGGAGCATGGCAAGTTCGAGATAGTAGAGAATGTGGTTTTGAAATTATGTGTCTGTCAGATAATATGTTAGAAAGTATTTTATTATCAGAAGTACTTTATGCATTAATGACTGGAGCGTATAACTGGTTGGCTGCTAATTATTCAACTATCGATATAACAATGACAGAGCTTATGGCAGATACAAACTTGATTCCTCTACCTATATTCGTAAGGTCTGTAAGATTGGAAGTTTCTGTTGAACAAATCATTTCATCTTTGGTTAATACTGAATTTTTAAATAAATTGTTATTTGAAGATGCAGGAATAGCAGCGATTGATGGAGATAATTATCAAAATCATGGACTGCCTGGTGTAGAATCAGAGATAATTTAATATTTGGTTTGTAGAAAGAAAAAGAATATCTATATTTAGGTGTTAATTATATTCCTGAGAATTACTTAGAAAGAATTGAAGGAATTAAATCATATATTAGTTCGTAAAATTAATGAAAATTAATAAATTTTATGAGTTCAACTTTTTATTTCAATAATCGTCAAATCTCTCTTCCTGGTGTTTACAGCACCATTATAAGTGGAGAAACTGGACCTGCTCGTAATTTAGATTACGGTAAGGTTCTTGTTATTGATACTGGTACATATTCTGCTGGATTTGGTGGTGGTGCTGGTATTAATGGTGAAAATACACAAGGTCAGAATGCTATTTATACATTTGACAATCTTTCAGATTTTCGTGGATTTATGAAAGGTGGAATGTGGTGGAGAGCTGCAGAAGCATTGTTTGCACCAGATTCATCAAATCCTGACGCAGTAGGTATTTCTGAACTTGAATTTGTTCGTGCAGCAACAACTACAGGAGCAAAAATTACATTTGCAACAGCAGCAGGAGGTACGTTCGCAGTTAAGACTTTGGATGAAGGATTAGTTGCGAACGGTACTCTTCTGAACGATACTCTTCTGACAAAAGGTTACGGTCTGAGTTTTATCGCAGGACGTGAAGATGCTACTAAATGGATTCTGCAATTCTGGAGAGGTACTTATACTGGTACTTATACAGATGGTTTGCCTTATGGTGACATTACGCAAGAAAATTGTGACCCTGAATTAGTACTCGAATCTCCTGAAATTGATAACATTCAAGAATTGATTGATTGGGCCAATAATGATTCTAATTTTGGTTTGGTATTTGTTCTTGATTCCACTTCTCAGGTTGAAGGTACTGGTAAGATTGAGCAGAATGATATTACTACTGCATTGAACGGTAAACCTTATATCCTTGCTACTGGTGGTACTGAATCGTTTGATATGAACGATTTAAATGCTGTTCTTGACCAGATTGTAGGTTTGGATTATAGTGCAGTGATTCTTGACCAAGTAGGAGCGAATGCAAATTCAGCAACTACAAAAGCATATATCACTCATATGACGCAAGATGCTAAATTCCAACACTTCTTATATGTAGCAGGTTACGATGATTCAGCTAATTTTGCACAAGAAATTGCATTGGCTCAAGCATTCGATAGTTGTTACATTCAATTGGTACATGGCGGTGTAGGTATGGTATCTGCATTTGATGCACAAAAGATTCGTTGGTGGCCGGCTATTTATATGACTTGTGCAGTAGTGGGACGTGTAAGTGGAAAACCGCCTTATGTACCTCCTACATTCAAGACAATTGGTGTTGATAGAGTAAAACATATATTGACTGAAACTGAAAAGAAGAAAGCTCTGAAGTATGGTATTCTTTGCGTTGTATTGAACGACTATACTGGAAAGTTTAATATTCTTCAGGGTGTGAATACATTGCAGGATAACGCTAATCTGTTCAATGCAAAAGGTCAATCTTACTCTATTCAATTCATGCGTGTTGTAGTACAGATTAATAAAGAGTTGATTGTAAATGCGACATTGGACTTGCTGGGACAAGAAAATGGTGTGAACGCTAATACTTTATCAGCAGGTGCTGTTAAGGATTGGACAGTAGCATATTTACAATCAAGAACAGCTACAAGTGAACAAGATAATTTGTTATTGTCATTCCAGGATGTTGTGACAACTCGTAAAGATGATGATTATTTCACTACTTACAAGATTGTTGTAAATAATGAAATTACGAAGTTGTTCTTTACTGGATATTTAATTCGTGGATAATTAAAAACGAAAGAATATGGCAGTTTTTACAGCGCCAAAAGCGTATATAAAGATAGATAATAAGGTTGCAGGTTTTGTAAGAAACCTGCAATTCGCTGAGAATATCAGTCGTGCGAATGTTCAAGGTCTTGGTAATCTTTTGAAACAAGAAATACCTCCAGTAGGTTATGATTGTACATGGACAGTAGACCAGTTCTTTATTGATTTCAAGCAACCGGTAATGGAAGGTATGATGCACCGTCTTGGTTCAGTAAAGGCTATTGTAGATACATTGGTATTAGGTGAACTTGGATTTGCTATTGCTATTTATAGCAAGACAATTCAAACTCAGGATTCTAATACGAAAATGGTAACGCAAGTTGACCCTACTGGTCAGACGATTTGTTTGCTGAATCCTTGTTTTGTCAACAATCAGGCGTTTAGTCTGGCTGAAGGAGGCGTGTCCGGATATAATATTTCGGGAGTTTATATCAACCCAATATCAACATTGGAACTCTGATAATCAGTTAGTTATAACGATTTGAATTGACATAAATTTTTATATTGAAGAGAGGATAATTAAAAACTATTCTCTCTTCTTTTTATTGATGGGTATTTTGAGCAATGATTTGATTGATTCTTTAAAATAAAGTCAGAACTTTATAACGAATTAAAACAATTGATTATGGAAGATAAAACAGTTAATTTAAGAGGGAAGGAATATACAATCAAATTCCCTAATGTAGGTGAGTATTATCGTATCGAAACTATGAAGCAGAGTCTTGGTAGAGGATTCTACAATACATTACTTGGTAATTCTACTAAGGCAGCTCAGAATGCTTTAGATATTATCGATATCGAAGCAACACTGACGGTATTAATGCCTGAACTTGTTAAAGATTTGAAAGTCGATTCTTTTAATCAATTGGGTCTAAAAGATTTCGCTGAAATTCGTAAGTTTTATGATACTGAAGTTTATCCTTTCTTAAAAGAAATTCATCAGATTTTGAATCAGTAAAAATTAGATAGATATGACCATTGATGAGCTTAAAACATTTATGATTCAATGGAACAATCGATTTCCTTACGATAGATGGTGGAGAAAGAAACATGGGATAGCTTTTATGTCTGAAGAACATAGAAAATGTTCCTTTATAGCTCAAAGGATGGAATTCGAAGAAGATTCAATATATTCAGAGATACGTAAGAAAGAATTGGACAAAAACGACGATGTTTATACTCCTAACATAGGAGAATGGTTGAAGAGAGAAGATTCTGGAATAATCGAAGAATATGATATTGAAGCATTTCGTAGAGAGGCTGCTTTAATGGCAGAAATGGAAGATAAAGAATAATATGGCTGAAGATAAAAGAATACGAGTGACTGCTGACGTCACTCCATTAAGACAATTAAGAGAAGAGGCAGTTTCATTATATCGTGAAATTGACCAAGCTGCTTCGATGAATTCTCAAAGTACTGAGAAACATCTACAGCAACTTCGTGAACAATTATCTCTAATGGAGGATAGGAATCAGTTGGAGAAACTTCTTATTGATTTAAGAAGACAATCTGCTTCGATGCAGACTCCTGAAGTACAACAGCCTATTTCAACTCCACTTCCACAGCAACAAACTCAAAGAGAGTTAAAACCAGTTTATGATGAGAATGCGAATTCTATTACATGGGAAGTAAATAGAGAAACAGAAATTCAACCTGATGATGAAGAAATAACTAAACCTTCAGAAAAACCAAAAAAAAGACGTCCGAAAAGAAAGGTTGAATATCAAGAAGATGTGGAACCAGTTATAGATGAAGAAACTGGTTCTGTCTCTTGGAATCTAAGACAACCAAGACAAGAACCTCCTATTGAAAGAAAACCTACAGAAACAGTCAGAGAGACGATTAAAGAAACTCAGAAAGAGATACTGACTGAGATAAATCGTCATGTTGAGAATATTGATAATTCTGTTACGAATGTCGATAATTCTGAGGAAAACGTCGATAATTCCGTTGTAAATACAGATAATTCTCGAAGGATAGAGGATAGGAGTGAAAACTATCGTCATGTTGAAAATAACCGTGAAAATATAACGGAAAATGTTAAGAACATTGAACGTAATACAGAAACTATTCAAGAGAATACTTCAGTATTAAGAGAGAAGGACCCAGTAGAAACAAAACCTGAATATCAGATAACCCCTACAGAAAGTCCTCGATTAAGAGAAAGAGATGATGAAGTCGTTGAGCGAAGAGAAACGAGAATTATTGAAGGTCAACAACAATTCAATTTTGATGATGAAAACATTATCAAAGCTATAGATGGTGTTTCTGGTACTATTTATCAAACTTCGAGAGAATTAGGTGATGCTATTAGAAATCTTATAAAGAGTGATAATAAAGAGAGAAAAGATAATTCTGGAACAAATCGTTATCTTGAAGCATTGACAGCTTCATTATCTCGAATTGAAGACAATGTAGATGAATTGAGAGAATCTGCTGTTAATCGTAACAATCAAAATACTGATAATACAAGTGGAGGTGGTTCTGGTACAAATATTCCTCCTATATTACCTTCGTCATCAGAAGGTGGTGCAGGTGGATTGAATATTATCGGTGGATTAGGTAAAGGATTATCTGGTCTTCTTGGTGGTATTGGAACTATTGCTTTTCTTAATCAGATAAAGAATATTGCTACAGAAAGATACTTCAGAAATGAAGAATTTGGTTTAAGGTCTGAATATCAGGGTACTGTAGAAACTGCGGCTAATTATAAAAGAGTCCAAGCAGCTAATGAAGCTGATATGTATCGTTGGATACCTATCTTTGGTAATATTATAGCTCGAAGTATCGAGATGCCTGCTAATATTGCTGCAGATAGGATATTGCAGACATTTTCTAAATTTGCAGAAGCTGAAAGTAAGACAATTTCTTATGCTCAGACATTTGGTACATCAGCGAAAGATGCGTTCAGTACTGCAAGAAGAGAAGGAAGATATGCTGCAGATGCTCTTGGTATGGATATTGGTTCTTATCTTCAGAGAAGGACTGAATTGACAAGAGCTGCAGGTGGTCGTACTCCTGGTGGTACTGAGTTTGATGTAACTGCAGAAAGAGAATCTCAATCTCTAATGGCTGCAGAAAGATTGTATGGAATTGCACCAGGTGCAGTCAATCGTTTGCAGGGAGCATTAAGATTCGGTGATGAAAATACAAGTTACGGTGGTTCTGCTATAATTAGAGCGTTTGAAAGGTCAATGCGAGAGTTGAAATTACCTTTCAGTGAAATAGCGTCCACTATGGAAGAATCACTTGAGACATTCTCAAAGAGGTCTGATGAAATTCTTTCTAAAGCTGGCGAATTTGATGCAGGTAAAGTTGCTGCTGTAATGTCAGGTATAAGGACTGCAACTGGTGCACAAGGAAGACAACTTGAAAGATATCAATCTGCATTTTCAGGAAGTGGTATTTCTCAAGATGAGACGACTCAAGCTCTTTTATTAAGAACATTGACGAGGACAAATCCTAATATAAGGACGTACTCTGAAGCAATGGAGCAACTTGAAAAAGTTCAGAGTGGAAATGCAGACCCTGAATTTATGAGAAGTTTCTTAAGTGAGTTGCAAGGATTGTCACAGAATAATGAGCAATTTATTAATTTACTGAAAGGTGTATTTCCTAATTTAAGTTGGCAAGATATCAGAAAACAATTTGCTACTGGAGAACCGACTGAAGTAATTGATAGAATATATAATGAGATTCAAAAATCTTTTGGTGCATTAAAAGAAACTCCAAGAGGTGCATATGCACCTACAGAAGCTCGTCAGACAGTAGGACGTGCAGAGAGAATCACTGCTACAGATGCTAATAAGCAGATTACTCAAGGTGAAAAATCTTTGGGAGATGTATGTGAAATTTTAGACTCAATAAAACAAGATACTAATTCTATAAATAATGCTTTAATCAATAAAGCAACTACTTATTTAACAACACCTGGACAAGTGATTCAAGATACTAAGACTTTAAATGAAGCGTTTAAACAAGCTGGAGAATCTGATTGGGATGCATTTATGAAAAGTCTTCAACTTGCTATTACTAAAGGTTTTCTTAATGTTATTACAGCAGGAAAGAAAACTTTACCTAAAGAAAGAGATTAATTATGGCAAAGAAACAGTTAAATTATATAGTCTATTCTAAAGAGAAAATCTCTCCTCAATCATTCATTGATTTTTGGCAACCAAAATTGAATGAAAGTGACAAGAAGAAGATAACCATAGAAGAATTTATGGATATCGCTAATGAAGTGAATGGATTAACTAATCTTGAAATAATTTGGTCCAGTTATGACGATTTTGAAAAAGAAACGTATAAAAGCGAATACGAGAGTAAGAATCTTCCATATATAAAACCAGGTTGGTCGTTATCATTTCCTTCAGACGGTACCAATGTATTATTGGAACAGATTTTCCAAGATAAACAATATCTTGTTCAAGAAGATTTCCCTTCTTATTGGAGTGATAATATGACTAAGTTACTTGCTGACGAAGATTATGTTCCTGACAATATAGTTGCTTACGATGAAGAATTCAATGTAAATACGAAAGTTCAACCTGTAAATATACGTGTTTGGATTTATTGTAAATCGATTGATTCAGTAATTGATGTAAGTCAATTCATTATGAATTGTAATGTAAATAAATCGTTTAAAACAGGTGATTTTAGTTTTACATTAGTTCCATTCAGGGATGCTAAGAAAGAAAATGTTTTTGGTGCAAGTTATCAAGATGTCTTTAATGTAGTGACAAAGGAAGGAAATGATGTTAAGTCTTATCTTGAAAAAGTTGTGCAAGCTAACGATATTGTTTTTATAAGATTTGAGAGGCTAAAATTAGAAGGTGAAAGTGATAGTGAAGACGCAAACACAATTTTCGTTTCACCTAACAAACTTGCAGAAACTGATGGTTCGTATAACGTATGGGATATGATTGGCTTTATTGATGAGTCAAGTACTCAATACTCATCAGAAGACAACGTAAAAACAACAACTGTGAGCGGTAGAGATATCTCTAAGTTATTTGAAGAAGATGGTAGTTATTTCATTCCATTGATAGATGTTGAAAATACAAAACAGCATTGGGTCTATTTAGGTCGTCCACAAGATTCTTGGTATAAAAGAAATGTTCTTACCGGTAGTTATAATTATATATGGAGTTATAAATACAAGAGAATCAATGAGATAATCTGGTTTGTAATCAATATAATGTCTAATATTGGGGTTTGTAAGAATGAGTTATTTAAATCATGGAAAGATAAAAGAATTCAAAGTTATCAAGTTGAGGGGCTTGAAACTGCGAAAGTGAATGGAATATGGCAAATTGTTAAGACTTATATGAGCCCTGAGGTTCAACAAAGAATTGTTGTTGATTCAAGCATTGGAAATCCTAACGGAACGTTGATGGATTATATGAGTAGATGTTGTCAATATCCATTTGTAGAATTCTTTTTTGATACGTATATAAATACAATTGACTTAATTGTTAGACAACCACCATTTACAGAACACGCTATAATGGATGCATTTGAGAAAGGTAGTTATATTACGATAACTCCAGATAATGTTTTGTCATACAATTTAAGTTATGATTCAAGAATATATTCGTGGTTTCAAATTCATGTTCAAAACAACAATATTCTTGGAGATAAGCAACAAGTGAATCTTGCTTTTGTACCTATTGTTTATTTGAATGAATATGCAGAATTATGGGGCAATCGAAAATTGGAAATAAATGATATGTACGCTCAGATGCGAGTGATAAATGGATATGAAGGACCAGAACAATTTGTTACAATGCAAGCAGCGTTGTTGAATGACCTTATTTATATAGTTGAAAGTAATGCTTATCTTCCGTTTACAAGGACTGGAACAATTGTGATAAATGGAGATAGAAGAATAAAAGTTGGTTCATTTGTATTGAATGAAAGTACGAATGAATTCTTCTATGTATTGAGTGTTTCAAATGAAGTATCGTTTACTGAAGGAGGAATAGATAGAAGGACAACGATTCAGGTTGAAAGAGGAATGTATGTTCCAATTCTTAAAGGAAGTTCGACATTAGGTACGAGTAAGAGACAAGATAATTCTCAAGTTGGAGCAGGTAATGCATCTGTCAATGAAGCAATTTCACCTACTGGAGGTTCTTTTAAACCGTCGTATTTTAAACTTGTGGATTTGAAAGAACTTAGACAAGCTGCAAAAAGTGCTCAACAAGGAAACCTGACGACAGCAACGAGTCCGATTGTAGACAAATCTCAATTTGAATATTTTTTGAATAGAAAAATGTATGGAGGATTAAAATAATGGCTGGAAATAAACCTAAATTTCAATATAACGATTTGGGACCAGTAACAACTGGTTATATAATGATTCCCACTCAAATAGATAGAGACTCTTATATAGAAACCTGTTATAGAACAAATAAAGTTTGCGTTCTTGTAGAAGGAGGTCTTTTTAAGACTGATGTTTATATTACAAATGAAGCTATACAAAACATTCAATTTCCTGAAGAGCCAGGTGAAAAAGGAACTCAAGTTGTAATAGCATCAGGTGCATTCAGAAACCAACCAATAATAATTGGAACTCTACAAGGTAATGATGAAATTTTTGCTTGGTCAGAAGAAATTCAAAGATTCAGAAAGACATCTGAAGATACAGATATGTTGTTTTGTATGGACCCAATTAATAGAGAGTGGAATTTGAATTTAGTTGGTAAATCTAAGCCGATTAATTTGAACATCACTATGGGTGGGAATGTAGAACACAAAATCCGATTACAATCTTCAGGAGAAATCGAACTTAAAGCATCTGAGAAAGTTAAAGTTACAGGATACAAATCAATTGAAGCTGAAATAGTCAATGTCAAGAAAGAAGTTGAAAGTCCAGGTGAAGAAGTTAGAAAGATAGTCTTTGATATGGAAAAATTTGATTTGTATAGAAGGACGAATCAAAAAGAGACTCATCTATTGATAGATGATAATCAGATAGATATCAATCTACACGATAAACAAGAACATATAACCATAGATGATAACAATTTGATAATCGGTTTCAATAATGATGAAGAACAAGTTCAATTAACTCGAAACCTAATTAAACTTATTACTGGACAAAAAGTAGAAATAAATGGAGCTAAAGAACCATTAACTTTAGCAAATACACTTATTCAAATGTTGAATAATGTAGAAAACCAGATAATGACATTAAAGAATGCTTGGAATACAGCACTTGTAAGTTCGGCAGCGATGGACGGCGGTAAAGCCGGATTTGGTGCAGGTGTTGGTGCTGTAGCGGCTGTAAGTCCATTGCAATTCGATAATATAAAAAGCACAGTGACTTTTTCAGATTAACGAAATAATTCGTATCTTTAGGCGATAAAGAAAATATTGTATGGCAAATTTAGCACAATCAGCAATTCAAAAAGCATCAGGGATTATCGAAACTGCAGGACGAGCAGTGTTAGCATCTCAATTTCCAAATGATTTTGAGGTATATCTCTGTACACTTGAATTAGCCGATTCTCAGAATAACACAATTGACTTTTTCACTTTTCCTATTAATCCTAACAGTATAACCAAAACTGAACCTAAGAGAGAAACGATAAGGAATACTGCAGGTGGAATAACCGTATTGAGTTCACCGACTTTTACTCCTCAACAAATAAACATTAGAGGAGATTTTGGTAGGACTTTTAAAATCTTATTATCATTAGGAGGAGCTGCAAGTAGTCTGACAGGTGCAGCTTATAGTATGTCGGCAGGTAAATGGTCGTTGACAGATATTTCTGGTAAAGGTACTAACAGTTTGAAATCTGCATCTTTTGATGCTGGTATCAAAACTGGATATGGATGTATAAAGATATTGCAAGCTATAATTTCAAAAAGCAATGGAGTAGACCAATTAGGTTTACCATTGAGATTGTATTTTTATAACATGGCTTTAGGTGAAAGTTATTTAGTTGTAGTGCCACCAGCAGGATTATCTTTTTCTCAGAATCTTCAAAGGAATATGATATGGGATTATAATTTATCAATGACTGCAATTGCCCCTTTAGAATCTGTAGCAGGAGCTAAGAAAGCAAAAACAGCTTTGACGAAAATTTGTGCAGCAGGTGCAATCCAAAAAGGAGTCAATGACCTTGCTGCGTCAATTGCTAATATTTTGTAG